GAATAACATACTTGACAAAAACCTAAATACAATGTATAATATAACTTATATTGTGCATTGTATTAATAACGGCAATCCACTGCCTAAACATCGGAGAAAAGAATGGATAAATCCAAAGAGATAAAAGCCCGTTTGCAACAAGCAGACAAACGCTTCTGGGCCGGCGACAACATTTCAGACTTTATTAAGGACGGCGAAAAGCAAGTACTAATTGACGAGCTTGCTGTTAAGTTTGAAGACGTATTACAAGGTCTTGTAATAGATACAGAAAACGATCCTAACAGTAACGGCACAGGTAAACGTCTTGCAAAGATGTATATCAAGGAGCTAATGGCAGGACGGTATGAACCAATGCCGCCTGCAACAGCATTTCCAAATGATAGTGATGATCGTTATGAAGGCATGTTAGTTGTGCGTAGTGAACTTACAAGTATGTGTTCACATCATCACCAGATAGTTAAAGGTGTAGCATACATTGGTATTATTGCATCAGACAAGTTAATTGGTCTAAGTAAGTATACACGTATTGCACAATGGTGTGCTATGCGAGGTACACTACAAGAAGAACTTGCAAACGACATTGTACGTGAGATTCAGAAGGCAACAGGTGCCGAACACTTAGGTGTTTATGTACAAGCCACACATGGTTGCGTGGAGAACAGAGGTGTAAAAGCACACAGTAGTCTTACACAAACAACTGTATTAAGAGGTGCGTTTAAAGATGACGCAGGTACAAAGAAAGAGTTTATGGACAATATTAAATTACAACAAGAATTTGCATGTGGGAAGTAGAGTATGATTAATAGAAAAATACAACATTTTAATAAAGATGTATACCAATATAAAGTAACTCGAGAGTATAAAAAGTCTGAGTTTGACAGTCATATAGGAAACAAGCTACTAACATGGCTTATTGATAAAAACTATGATTTTGAATTTACTCCTACATATCACAGAGGACACCACCTCGATGCCAACTACTACTTTAAAGATAGTAAACAAGCATTTCACTTTGAGTTAACAATATGAAACTTAGATATTCAGAAGCGTTTTATAGCGTACAAGGCGAAGGCAAGTTTGTAGGAGTACCTAGTGTATTCCTACGTACATTTGGTTGTAACTTTCGTTGCATGAACTTTGGTACAGATGAAAAACGTAATCGTACAGAACTACATGCAGACGGTATTAGATACAACGCAGAAGTAAAAGATCTTATTGATGCAAAGGTACATGAAACAACTGAAAAGTTTGAGGACTTGCCTATCATTCACACAGGCTGTGATACATATGCAAGTATCTATCCAGAGTTCAAACATTTTAACAAACAAGCAGACGTTGAAGATGTAGTTGAACATTTGCTATCACTTACTCCTAACGGTAAGTGGGTACAAGACAATGGGCAAGATGTCCATTTAATATTAACAGGTGGCGAGCCATTGTTGGCGTGGCAACGATTGTACGTCGAATTATTTGAGCATCCACGTATGCAGGATCTAAAAAATGTTACATTTGAAACAAACACTACACAAAACTTACACGAAGAGTTTAAAAATTATCTCATCGATCAAGACAGATTTAAAGTCACTTGGAGTTGTTCCCCAAAACTTTCAGTTAGTGGAGAACCTTGGGAGACTGCTATTAAGCCTGATGTGGCTCGTGAGTATAGCAGTGTTAGTGATAGTGAACTTTATCTCAAGTTTGTTGTCGCTACTCAAGGTGACTTCGATGAAGTTAAAAGAGCTGTGGACGCTTACAGAAGTGCCGGGGTGGAATGTCCGGTATATCTTATGCCGTTGGGCGGACGCAGTGAAGAATATGCTCTCAACGTTAAAGACGTTGCCGAAGCGTGTATGGCAGAAGGATGGCGATTTACCCCCAGACTCCATATCAGCTTATTCGGAAATGCCTGGGGAACTTGATAAATTGAGTGAGTATAAAAATGCACAACACGAACGAGCTATGAAGGCTCCTATTAACAAACCACTCGACGAACAGTTGAGAGAAAAAGGATTATTATGATGGGATGGTGGAAAAAACTAGTAAAAACTGGTGTAGACGAAACAACTAAAGAAGCAACAAAAGAAGTTACGCAAGAAGACATCCGTCGTAACGCACTTGATGCAGAAAAAGAAGCGGCTACTAGAGCAGGCAAACCTTGGGTAGCAGTATTAGATACTCAAGTGAATCCTGATAATATTAAGAACGGGTTCTTTGAGCTCGATTGGAATAATGAGTTTATTGAGCAATTATTGGATGCAGGCTATTCAGGTGAAACTAACGAAGCCATTGTCGATCAGTGGTTTAAAACTATTGTGACACAAATGCTCCAAGAAGAAGGTCAAAGTACAGATCGAGGCATGGGACATATTAATGTTGTTCCTATTGATAAAGATAAAAGTGAAGTAAGTTAATGCTTGACAAAAGCCAGATCTGGTGCTACAATAGTACTATAAATTATACAAAGGCAAAACTATGTTAGAAATTTTAGGCATTACATTACTTGTTGCATTCATACAGAATGGCGACTTGTTCTCATTATGTATATCGGGGTGTTCATAATATGGCAACTTACATTCTTGTAGACACAGCAAACACTTTCTTTAGAGCTCGACACGTTGTACGTGGCGACTTAGATACTAAAGTAGGCATGGCATTACATATTACACTTAGTGGTGTTAAAAAGGCTTGGTCCGACTTTGATGCAGATCATGTTGTATTCTGCTTAGAAGGTCGTAGCTGGCGCAAGGACTACTATGAGCCTTACAAGCGCAACAGACAAGTTACTCGCGACAAGATGACTGTACAAGAGAGTGAAGAAGATAAAGTGTTTTGGGAAATCTTTGATGAGTTTAAAGATTTTGTTACAGATAAAACTAATTGTACTGTTATGCGACATCCGCAACTAGAAGCAGATGATCTTATTGCAGGTTGGGTGCAAGCACACCCTAATGACAATCATGTTATTATTAGTACAGACGGTGACTTTGCACAACTTATTGCACCTAACTGTAGACAGTATAATGGTATACAAGACGTTACAATTACACACGAAGGTTATTTTGATAAGAAAGGTAACCATGTAATTGATAAGAAAACTAAAGAAGCAAAGCCTGCACCCCACCCTGAGTTTATGCTGTTTGAGAAATGTATGCGTGGTGACACTAGTGACAATGTGTTTAGTGCTTACCCTGGTGTACGTAAGAAAGGCACTAAGAACAAAGTAGGTCTTATAGAAGCATTTGAAGATAAAGGTACAAAAGGCTACAACTGGAATAACATGATGTTGCAACGTTGGACTGATCATAATGGCGACGAACATCGTGTACTAGATGACTACAATCGTAATGTCGTGCTATGTGACTTGACTGCACAACCTGCTGACATTAGAGAGATAATTAATAATACTATTGCAGAGAACGCAAAGCCTAAAGAAATACAACAAGTTGGCATGCGTCTTATGAAGTTTTGTGCTAAGTGGGATATGCAACGTATTGCAGATCAGGCACAGACATTTGCAACACCATTACAGGCGAGGTATCCTACATGAATAAAATACAAGCAAAAGAAATTTTAAAAGATAAGTTTTGGATTGTTGAATCACAAGGTGAGAAAGTTGGCACCATCAGTTTTAACGATGAACAAAAATATATGCTTTCTAATAATGCTGGTACAAAGTTCTTTAAAAATATAAAGCAACTATCAACAAATTTAGATGCAGAAATTAGTTGGACATCAACAGAGCAAGCTGATGAAACTCCAACAGAAAGAGAAGTACACGGCTATCCAACTAGTTGTGATCCTTACAATCCCGTGTTTGATGTACAACAAAAAGTAGCATTGTTTACTAAAAGTGAGAAGTCTAAGAGTTTATATTGTGCCGGATATTTTATTATTAAATTTGATAAGGGTTGGGTAAAGAGCTTTTGTCCTAAACTTATTACTGTTGAAAGATACGAAACAAAAGGTCCTTTTAGAACAGACATGGAGATGAAACTAGTATTGTCGAATGTTCCAAAATGAAATACTTACTCGAATCTACATTTGTAATTAATCCCCTTGAAGAACACAAAAAAATAAAAGACGAAGTGTTAAAGCTCATTGACGAGCAAGAACTCTTTGAAACTTTGTATGACCCTAATGACGGTGTTAATATAACAAAATGTGATTGGGGTACTAGTCGTTGGGATAGGAATAGAAAATGGGTCAATACTCTTATGAAAGATTTAGGCCCACATCTACAGAATACTATAAAAGAAATGGGTTATGTAGAGTTTACCTTACAAGAAATGTGGTATCAGCAATACGAAAAGGCTAGCGGGCATGGATGGCATGTACACGGACAAAATTGGACTAATGTATACTTTTTAGAATTGCCTGAAGGAAGTCCTAAAACACAATTTATTAATCCCTTTGACCAAACTACTATTAACGAGTTTGATGTTAAAGAAGGTGATGTATTAACATTTCCTAGCTATGTAATACACAGAGCTCCTATAAATAGAGGCGATGAAAGAAAAACAATTATATCTTGGAACATGGATACAGAACTAAAACCAGGAGCATACGACAATGAACGACATTAACACAATAGCAATACAACAATTTATTTCAGCAGTAAAAGGTGCAGATGCTAAAAGAGCAAAAGAAATTAAATTAGATATAGATACTGCAAAAAGGTTAGCGTTTACATTAGGTGAAGTTATGACCAAGCTAAATGGTGACTTAGAAACGTTGTTAAAAAAGCAACAGGTACAAGAAGAAGTAGTACAAGTTACTATGGACGGCGGCGGCAATTGGAAATAAACTGCGTAGATAACTAAAAAAGAGATAAATATATGCGTACATTATTAAAGGACGCATATTATGAGCAGACCTAAACCTACAGTTCTTCTTGAAAATATAGACAAGAAAACATATAAAAGCGAACAGGTGTTAAAAGCCGAAGCTATATGGGCAGTATTCTATCAGGGCAAACCTTTTAATTTAAAAAGCTCAAACATACTCACAAACTATCCAGGACCTAAATATAAAAAGGTATCATTCTCTAATCCAGGACATGCATTAAATCTAGCTAAGAAGTTAAATGAAATGTTTAACTGTGACGATTTCGAAGTACTTCAGTTAACTGAAGGCGATATAGTTACAGAATGAACTGGAAAGAAACTTACACTAAAGTTTTTCTAAAACAATTAGACATAGGTATATCAGAAACATCTATGGCTGAGTATATGCCACTATGGTGGCAAAACATTAGATCAGTTGCAGGTGGACTAAGACTAACTGATGCAGGTTATGAAATGATTACTGGCAAGTTAAATCTATCTGTATATGACGTGCCTTTTCCTCCTGATTTTGAAATGACTACACAAACTGTAATATTTTTGGATAAGTTTATTGACTGCCCTTACTATCTTATGCGTAATGGTATTAGTGTAACAGACGAAAAGAAGGCATTAGAGCTACATCTTTTTAGCGGAGATGTACGCAAGTACGGACTTACCAAAGCATTAAAAAGACAAAGAGATGAGGATTGATTTACACGGATATCACCTTCATAATGCTTGGCGTTATTTTAATGAACAAATAGACGAAGCATATTATAAAGGACACAAGAAGTGTCATGTAATAACTGGTCAAGGCTCTATGATGCGTGAACTACATATTTGGGCATCTAATCATCCTTTTATACGAGAATGTACACAAACACCACATAATCCAGGAAGTTTTTCTATAAAATTAGTAAAAAAAGGTTGACATTTACTTGTAAGAGTGTATACTATATGTATAGTTAGAAATTAGCACTGATAACACAAGAGGGAAATACAATGGAAACTACAGCAACTCGTACAGTAACACCAAATACTGCAAAAGCAAGCATTCAACATGCTATTAAAAAGAAGCGTCCGATCTTCCTATGGGGACCTCCGGGCATTGGTAAATCTGAAATTGTAGAACAGATTACTAACAGTCTTCCTAATTCACTACTAATTGACAATCGTTTATCGCTTTGGGAGCCTACAGACATTAAAGGTATTCCATACTTTGATAGCAACTCGGGTACAATGGTTTGGGCACCTCCGAGTGAACTACCAAGTGCAGAATTGGCTGCCAAGTACGATTATATTGTATTGTTCTTAGACGAAATGAATTCTGCGGCACCGGCTGTACAAGCGGCAGCCTACCAGTTAATTCTAAATCGTAAGGTAGGACAATACGTTTTACCAGACAATGTTCTTATTGTTGCGGCTGGTAACCGTGACGCAGATAAGGGTGTAACATACAGAATGCCAGCACCGTTAGCTAACCGTTTTATTCACTTAGAATTAGCAGTTAGTTTCAATGACTGGTTTGACTGGGCTGTAGACAAAAAGATACACAAAGATGTTGTAGGCTTTTTACAGTTTAGTAAGAAAGATTTATACGATTTCGATCCTAAGTCAAGTTCACGTTCGTTTGCAACTCCACGTAGTTGGACATTTGTAAGTGAATTGTTGGATGACAACTTAGACGAAAGTACCACTACAGATCTTGTAGCTGGTACAGTTGGAGAAGGATTGGCTGTCAAGTTTATGGCTCATCGCAAGGTAGCGGCGAGCATGCCTAACCCAACTGACATTTTAACAGGTAAGGTAAAGGAGATGGCTGGTAAAGAAATCAGTGCTATGTATTCCCTTACAGTATCTCTTTGCTATGAACTAAAAGAAGCCTGTGATGCAGGCGACAAGAAGTTCGATGATAAGGTTAATAATTTCCTACGCTTTGCAATGGATAATTTTGAAACTGAATTAGTTGTTATGGGCATCAAGCTCGCAATAACACAATATGCATTACCTGTTGATCCGGATGAAATTGAATGTTTCGATGAATTCCATGAGCGTTTTGGAAAGTATATTACTGCCGCACAGAACGCATAACAAGTTGAAAGTGGGTCTTTTGGATCCACTTTCTCTTGACTTTCTAAGTAAATAGTGTTATTATATATACATAATAAAGGAAAGAGGGTACTATGACAACTAAGCAAACTGAAACTAAGTTAAAAAATTGGCAACCAGACCCAAACATTACTCCTGAAGAATTAGAAGTAATGCGTGTAGAAGTATATGATCGTATTGTTGTTGCACGTATTGGCTTGCTATTACGCCATCCGTTCTTTGGTAATATGGCTACACGTTTGAAGATACTTGCCGCTGATGATTGGTTAGGCACTGCGGCTGTAGACGGACGCAACCTTTATTATAATACACAATTCTTTAACGCAATGAATAACAAAGAAATTGAATTTGTTATTGCACACGAAATTTTACATATGGTATTTGATCACCTTACACGTAGAGGCGATCGACATCCTATGCTTTATAATATTGCCGCTGACTATAAAGTAAACAATACACTAATGCGTGATCGTATTGGTACTAAGCCTAGCTTTATTGATTGCTATCAAGACTTTAAATACGAAGAATGGACGTCTGAAGAAATATATGACGAACTGTTTGAAATTGCAAAACAGCAAGGACAGGACTTTTTAGACCAACTTGGCGAAATGTTAGACGAACACTTAGACGGTAAAGAAGATGGATCGTCAGGTGCAGATAATGACAATGGCGAAGAAACTGATGCAAACGGCAACAACGTTTCTAAGAAAAAGCCAAAGTACTCTAAAGAAGAAATGAAAAAGATCAAAGACGAAATAAAAGAGAATATGATAAGTGCCGCACAAACTGCTGGTGCAGGAAATATTCCGTCTGGCGTTGCACGTATGATCAAAGAACTTACAGAACCTAAAATGAACTGGCGTGAATTGCTACGTGAGCAAATACAGTCAACTATTAAAAGCGATTACACATTTAGTCGTCCTTCACGTAAAGCACAAATGACAGGTGCAGTATTACCTAGTATGAATTTTGCACAAACAATTGATGTTGCTATTGCAATTGATATGTCTGGTTCAATTGGAACAAAACAAGGCGAAGACTTCTTAGGCGAAATTAAAGGCATTATGGATGAATACCAAGACTATAAAATTAAAGTATGGTGTTTTGATACTGCGGTATACAATGAAAAAGATTTTACAGCAGACGGTGGTGAAGACCTAACTGAATACGAAATCTTTGGTGGTGGCGGTACTGACTTTATGGCTAATTGGACATACATGAAAGAACAGAATTATGTTCCTAAGAAACTCATTATGTTTACAGATGGCTATGCATGGGATAGCTGGGGCGATCCAGACTACTGTGATACAGTCTTTGTTATTCATTCAAACCGTGATAAAAACTTACAGGCACCATTTGGTCAAACTGCACATTATGAGGTCGCGGCTTGAAGTTAAAAACACCTAACGCATTAAATTTATTTGGCATACGTCAAGTTTCAAAGCCCCCAAAGCACTTTGAATACATGACTATACCAGTACCATATAACACTGATGGTGCTATTGCTAAGTGGATTGAAATGCACATGAAACACAGGTTCTACATAGGTAGAACATTGGATATCGACAGTGAAGATAAAGTAGTTCCGTTTTTACGCATAGGTTTTGAAGAACCAAAAGAACTATCTTATTTCACTTTGGCGTGTCCACATTTAAAATACAAGTAAATATATACGTACTTTATTAAGTTATTAAGGAGAACACAATGTCTGAAGAAACAACTAACACTGTAGATAATAAAGCCGAACAAGCGCCTGCAGAGTTAACAGTACAAGATCTAGGATCTATTAAACAAATCATTGATGTTGCAAGTCAACGCGGTGCATTTAAACCTAACGAAATGATGACAGTTGGTCAAGTATATACCAAACTAGACACTTTCTTAGCGGCCGTGCAAAAGCAACAGCAAGAGAACGCACCTAAAGAAGATGCGACACAGGAGAAAGCCAATGGCTAATTTAAAACATGTCGGACGTATGGTTCGAAATCAAAGACGAATAGTTGTAGCATATCGCACATTACCTGGCGATGCTGAGAGCTGTGTAGTCGTAACAACTGAAAATTTAATGGCAGACGAGCATGATGCACTAATGAAATTAGTAGAATCAAATGCTGGTCAAACTGCTGAAGAACTTTCAGATTCTATGATGCGTACAGTATTACCAGATGGACGTAATATGTTAGAAGCATTTCATAAAACTGGTAAAATGGTAAAAGCAAAAACTTCTGAAGTTGAAATGACTCCAGATAGTAAAACTGTTATCAACCTTTCAGAGCTGAATAAAATGATTGCCGAACATAAAGGTGTATCAATAGACGATTTAGCTATTCAACCTAACGCAACACGCGGGGACAAACCAGTTGAAAAGAAAATGGAAATTGTAGAAGACGCTCAACCTGTAGCTGATGTTGCAGATGAAGGTGTACTAACAGATGAGCAACTAGCGGCTCAATATCGGTCACAAGCTGACGCTATGTTTAAAGAAGCACAAAAACTTCGTAAACAAGCTGATGGTTTATCGCCTGCTAAGACTAGCAAGACGAAAAAGACCAAAGAAAGTGCCTAAAAGAACATCTGACTCAATTTTACCAAAAGAAGTTGTTGATCACTGGCCTGAGGTCTTTGAACACATCAATATTGATGTAGTGCCTTTAGAATATTTACACACCATTCGAGTCGAATTTGATGACGGCAAGATATGGGATATAGATGTTGCAAAAAGCATAGAGAAAAGTGCTGAAGATAATTTAGAAGCAACACTAGATGAACTTTTTGAACAGTATCAAGATGTAATAGTAAATGTAGATTTTAGGCTAGATACTGAACGGTTAAAGCGCGATATTAAAAAACGTACTGCAACTTTTATGAAAAAGCGTAAATGATAGCTTTTGCAAAAGATGATAAATACTTAGTAAGAACAAACCAGGAGTATATCAATGGCATTAAGGATTAGACGAGGAACGGACGCAGAAAGGCAGACTATTGTACCTGCCCAAGGCGAACCTGTCTACGTTACAGATACAAAGAAGTTATTTGTAGGCGACGGAGCAACACAAGGTGGAACATTAATAGGTCCACAGGATCAAAGTAACTTTGACCTTGTTAATGATACAACACCACAACTAGGCGGTGGCTTAGATTTAAACGGAAACGATATTACTGGAATAGGTAATATTAACATTGACGGCACTATTACAGCAAGTGGAACTGTTAACTTAGGTGATAACAGTGGTGGTGACCAATTAAATGTTGGTGCTTTAATAACTAGTTCTTTACGTCCTGCAACTGCAAATGCTTATGATCTTGGTACTCCTAATAGACCATGGGCTAATGCTTACATTAGAGACATTGTAGCAGACGAAACTCTTACAGCAAACAATATCACTGTTAAAGAAAGTATTGTAAGTGAAAATAGTACAGTCATTTATAATGGTTCTACAGATACAATAAATGTAACAGGTGTTACAGCCGCTACCATTGACGGCGATCTTACTGGTTCAGTATTTATGGATGACAGCACAACTCAACTAGTTGATGCAGTAAATGGAGCATTTGAAACTCCAGAACAATTAAAGATTTTTTCCCAAGACATTAGTGTTTCAAACGGTACGTTTCCTTTAAGAATAAATGCAACAGAAATAACATTAAATTATTCAGGTGTTGAAGGCGATGTATTTTCATCAGCACTAACAGTAATGAATGCTACAAGAGGAACTGTAGCGGCTCCAGCAGATGTACAAGTAGGTGACTTTGTTGGTGCTTATGTTACTACTGGTTTAACAGCAGGCTCCGCTGATCCAAAAATTGGTTTAGCAACACAAATTGATACAGTAACAGGTACTGCTTCATTACCAGCTAAGTTTGTAATATTAGGTGAAAACTTTGATGGTACTATTGTTCCACAGTTTGAAGTTAATTCAAGAGGTGTAGCAAGTGCAACAGGTGCTTTCCAAAATCCAGTATATGCAGATGATGCGGCACGTGATGCGGCAATTCCAACACCAGCCGCTGGTATGACAGTGTTTAATACAACAAACACTAAATTACAAGTTTATACAGGCAGTGCTTGGGCAGACTGTAACTAATTCACAATAACAAAATTCTAAAACACCTGTAGTTAAATACAATACAATACAGGTGTTTTTTTATGACTAAACGAATATTTCAAAAATATAAAAATGGTATACTAGGTCCTGCTAATGCAGTCTATAATGCCTTCTATGACGACAACTACTATTACATGCAATTTAACGATAGGTTCTGGTACGATAGAGAACTAAACGGACTATCACTTGTTGCTGGCAAATACTATGCTCCTAATATTACTACTAATGACAGTGAACTTCTAATAACGTTTGATTGGGGGATTAGTTTAAACCATGCACTAGAACATAATACTGCTCCAACAGACTACAAAGAACAAGTAACTGCTATACTACAAGACTTAGTAAGTAACAACATATACAAAATAAACGCATACCCATGGACATTTTTTGTTATAGATGGCCAAGTAAAACTTATGGACTGTTATGCATGTACTACTCTAGAAGACGAAATACCGTTTAGTTTAATTGGAGATATTATTAATGACAGCAATAGATTTGTATTTAAAGATAATATGTTAGACGTTAAAGAAACTTATAAGAAAACATTAGAATACGAAAACGAATTTTGGCCTGAGGAGTTTTTAAATGGCTGAGTACATTGGTATATGTGATACTATTAATTGGCAAAATGTTGTTAAAGATATAGAGAATCAAGCCGCGGCTTACATTGGCCCAAGACATGATGTAGGAGATAGTGTTCCTGGTGTTGAAGAAGTAGTAGGACCATTAAGAGAAGCAGGATATAAACAAAAGTCAGAAGGCGGCAATGCGGCTTGGGATATGTTTTTGCCTGGAACAAATTTTGATGAAGAACTTATACATCAGTTTATGGATTATGTAGGCATGACTGAATATACAAATGCTTGGATAAGCAGAGTACTACCTGGTGATGTTGCACCATGGCATTGGGATATTACTGATGACGAAGCAACACTAAATGCAGGGAAACAACTAGAAAGATATCATTGTCATGTAAGTGGTCCAGAGGATGGTCATACTATTATAGTCGGTGATACATGTTTGTATAAACAACCACAAGGTGCTGTTTGGAAATGGCCAGATCGTACAAGTTGGCATGCAGGTGCAAACGCAGGACTAGTACCAAAGTACTTGTTTAATATTTGGGGATAATATGAAAGCTATAATTACAGGAGCTTCCTCTCAATCAGGCGCAATCCTAATGGAAAACATAGATATGGATTGGGTTCCTGTTGATCGAACACACGGATATACTTTACCAGACGATGTTGACCGCCTTATAGAACACTTAGTTGATGCAGACATATTCTTTAACTTAGCATCTGTTGGCACATTACAATCTAGTTTACTAGCATACGTTTGGGACTTTTGGAATAGACAACAATATCAAACACCTAAAAAGATTATTAGTTTTGGTAGTTTAGTAACAGAACTAGATGTACCTGATATAGTAAGTATAAATCAAAATAGCTTCTTTGATAGACCTAGAGAAAAAAGCAATTATATTGCAGAAAAATTACTACTAAAGAAAACACATGAAGATTATAAGCGGTTGCATTATAAAGGTTACAAAAATGATTATGCAATGCCGCAAAGTATACTATTACAACTTGGTAATATTATGTATAAAACTATACGTGAAGACGAGCCGTATACTAGTGCTGAAGAATTACTTGAGGTAGTTAATTTTGCAATATCATGTAAAAGTTATATTAGTGAATACGAAGTTCGTTGGAACTAAAAAAATTCTGCAACTTGTAAAACAAATCTTGGTGTAAACCCTATGTTAGCCGCACCGTGATTGTCTTGTGCAACATCATACACAAATACATCTCCAGCACTATAATCTGTTATTAGTTTGTCTTTAATAATAAAAATATGACCTGATTCGTAGTCTTGTAACGGCATCCAGTAACGTTTACAATCATTACCTAATGTTGTAGGATCTTCATGCATAGGCATAATATCACCAGGCATCATTTTAGTAATCCACCAATGCTGTTTTCCTTTTACCCAAGGTGCATTTATTACTAAAGGTGCAATATCATTTTCTTCAAATATATGCCAGTATGCCGCGGTTAAATCATAACCTACACTTTTACCTTTAGAGTATTTTTCGTAGTCGTCTATATGTTCTTTAGATATACTGTTAGGACGAGGCTGTCCTTTATTTTCTAATAAAAAATCAATAAGTCCATTAGGTATAATTTCTTTGTAGTTTCCAACAAAATCCATTTAGTAACTTTCTAACTTATCTAAACCTAATACTTTTCTAAATTCATCTGTAAATGTACAGTCTATTCTTAGTCCGTATTCTTGTTCTTTAGAACCTTCACCACCATGCCAATCTTCATCATTCCAAAATGCGGCATTAGAGTTTATGTAAACTTTGTTTTGGGACTCTGGATCCCATATATAAAATCCTCTTTTTGTGCGATAGCGTATATGTATAAATTCATTACGGTGATTACTATATCCTTGATCATCTCCGTCCTTTCCGTCTAAGTCTCTATGCTCAAAGGCATGTCCATCATGCTCGCAATGAAAAAATATAACTCTGCCAATACGATCAATAATGTTTTCTTCTACTAAATTTTCAATCCATTTCACAACACTGGGGAAATATTTTTGTTCTTCTGTGCGTTCACGTTCTGCATTGCGTTCTTCCCAATCACCTTCGTTCCAAAGAAAGTAGTAAATGTACGGATCATTTGCTCCCATTACACCTTTTAGGTAACGTGTAAACAAGTTACGTTGTTTATAATCTTTAAAATCTTGTGGGAATATTTCATTACCATTTAATTTAATTGGATGGTCTTCTGGAAGTGCTTGATACTCTGCAAATGCTTTGTATATAGGTTTCCAATTTAAAATATAACTCATGTCATCAAATTTAAAACCTGGTTCCATCCATGTTCCTTCTTTTGCATAATCACGAGCTTGAGCAAACCCTTTACAAATTTCAGGATGCATTTCTTTAAATCCATCTACATCTAAGTAGGGGTCTAAGTTTATATAGGGCTTTCCGCCAATTCCTTTAATCATGCAAATATTTACCAATAAATACTTTTATGTTTGAAGGACGTGAGTATCTAGTAAGCGATCTAAAATATCTCAAATTAAATATTAATTTTCCGCACAAAGAAGCGTATAATGAAATTATTAATTTAAAGAATAAATTTGTAGAGTATAGGTCAACATATAAAACACAGGGCTGGGCAAGTTTACCAATAGTAGGTAAATCTAGTACAGAACCGTATGCATGGAACGTATACAATTATAAAGATGCAAGAGCCGCCGCACCTGATATGCAATGGACAGATATAGCAGAACTATGTCCTGTAACTAAAAAATGGTTACAAGAAGTATACCCAAGCAGTAGTTATGGTCGTACAAGAGTAATGCTATTAGAAGCAGGTGGTGTTATTGAACCACATACAGATACAGAACATAGTGTACTAGGTGCTATTAATATTGCTATAACTAATCCTAAAGACTGTGTATGGAAATGGCAAGACGGAGAAACATTAGAATTTAATCCAGGCGATGTGTATGCAATGAATCTAAGTTACGAGCATAGTGTAGTTAATCCTAGCCAAGAAGATAGATATCATTTGATTATACATCATTACGATAGTACACCAGAATATTTAAAGTTAGTAAAGAGATCATTAAAGGAACAAGATGCAAAAGGTATCTTTCATTATAGTACCGAGCTTTTCTAAAAGCTCTTGGTTAAACAATAAAATGTTAGAGGTTACAAGATCTTTTATTAATCTTGTGAATGTCGAACACGCAGATATTCATGAGGTTGCTAGTTACGATGAAATTAAGAACTACGCAGATACTACAGAATTTCTTATAATAGTTACTGCTGGTACTATTATAACTGACCGAGATCATCTGTGGAATAAAATAATTAAAATAGATGATACGTATGGTATACTTGCAAATCTATTACAGTATGAAGGTGATGACTTACCAAGACTACATGAACAGTTTATAATTGTAAGATCAGACTTAGTTAGAGACTTAGATTTAACTCCAGGAACTATATACGATCGTACTGTTACTAGGTCTAAGAAAAGTATGCACGGCGACTATGCTCCAGTAGAAGTATATCTTGATAAAAGTTCTAAAGAACAACAAGTAGAATGGGGCGGTAAACTAATTCTAAAAGCATTAAAACAAGGGTTACGAGTACGTAACTTTGATAATAATTGGCGGTATAATGCTAACAATCCATTACCGGTACGTGGATTTTTATATCCAAAAAAGTCTACAGATGTATTTGAACAAGCACATAAAGAGTTTAAAATACTTCCTGGACTTGACGACTCTCAAGAATTATACATCAATGCTGTTTTAGATTATAGAAAATATAATTCTGTAAATATATGGAGTTGGGATCCCACTATACAAAACTATGACACACATACTGTTGCAGTACCAGCAACAGGATTCTTAGGTGAAATTACAGCCTATTACAACAATGCTTCAAAAATAATATTTTATGATATTAATAAAAATAACTTAGACTTTAAACAATACTTGTACAATAACTGGAACGGCGAAAACTATTTAGAATTTGCACTAGCATACTGTAATGAAAATAATTTAAACACAGAACCAAATTCACAAGTTGATATTAATGATGCTGAAAAATTTAATAAAGATACATCATCGTTAATATTCAATAACTGGCAAAAATTTAAAGATATGGATAAAGAATTTGTTCATATTGATCTTATTAAAGAGCCGCAAACACTATTTAATAAGTTACCAAAAGGCTCTATACTACATACTAGTACTATGTTACAATACAATGTATACCCATTTACATCTATAATGTATGAAAGAGAAGAAGTAGATGCAGTAAAAGATTTAATAGCAGTTACAAACATACACCATTATCAACCTGGAAATGAAAAAAATGAATTACTACTATAATAATGTTCCTGAAAAAGGATTATGTAGAAACAACCTAATATACACTAGTCTTATTAGTGATGACAAACAACAGTTTTGTCAATGGTATCATAACGATGAAGGTTATCACGGAGGACATAATCAAGTTGTTGATGTAGACTTGATGGATGAAAAGTTTGAACGTGAAATAAAATATCTTAGACTAATGCGTGAGGAGTATCCGCAACACGTACCAGCATTTGAAATTGACTATGAGTTTCGAAAGGTCTACTTAGAAATAGACGGTCCTGACATGTGGGAACTAGCAGGATGTAAAGGTACTGACTATTCGCATGTATTACCCGACTGGGAAGATCAAATGCTTGAAATTATACAAGCACACAAGGATTTAGGATTGTACAAGTTTAGTATGCATCCAAGTAGTTACTTTATAGTTGACGGAACATTAAAAAGCATAAATTACTTTTTTACATATAGCTCAGAAGAACAAGGATTTACGCCAATGGACGTTATGAGTCATATAAGTGAAGATAGGCAAAGTGTATTAATACCTGCAATGGAAAGCATGGGTATTGATGTTAATGCTGTTCAACCGTTAGACAAACTACAGGGCTTATGTTTTGATAGTTTTAAAAATAACTTTAGCACAGATACAATGGAAAAAGCAAAGGCTATCTATATAGACTAGCATTAAAGTCTTTAGGTAGTATATTTTCAAATTGGTCTAGCAATACACGTTCCATTTTAAAATTTACACCACTATCAGATCTTTCAAAATCAGTAATAGTTTTATCTTTAAGTTTTTTGTTTAACCAAGGACTTAGTGTGTTGTCAAATGTATATCTAGGATTATCGCCGCCTGGAATAATTGACACATCAATAGGATCTTTTAAATTTACACGTTGTAATAGTTTTCTAACTACTAACTGCACACGACGATACTGACCAAAATTTGCGGCAGTGTGGGCTTTACTAGCATCCATTACATACCATTTACCATCACACTCTGTTTTATACATATGTGAATCTTGTAAATCAATAAGATAACCTTCGTCACCAAAAATATTTAAATGGTATCTATCATCAATGTCAGTATGTTTAGTATAGCAAGTTTTACTTTCTAAAGATATTACTCTAGCTTCGCCCACTGCAAATGGTAATGTGTTTAATAATGTAGCCCAAGGAGTATCTTTATATTCTTCTTTTATATTCCATTCATCATAAAAGAATGATCCCGATGGCTCATTTATTGGCGTTTTCATTTTATCAATAGTTGTTAAGTCTATTGCGTCAATGTCATTGATAGATACAGTATGTTCAGTTTCAACTAGCATATACGTATTTACCGAGTAAATACTTGTATGGAACTATACTTGAATTCTGATTGGCGGCGTATAGGTATTAGTCTTAGTGGCGGTGCTGACAGTGCATTGCTTGCATATTTAATATGTAAAAACGTAAGTTCAACTACAGAAATACATTTTAATATACAAATACGTTTATGGAAAACACGACCGTGGGCAGAACATATTGCTGACAATGTAGTTGCATGGTTTAAAGATAATTTTGATCATAAGTTTTATGTACATAAAAATTTAGTCCCGCCTGAATTAGAAGAGCCTACAGAATATCTTATTAAAGATGAGTACGGAAAAATGAAGTCGGGCAATAGAATTATACTACGTTCACATAACGAGTATATTGCACACAAGCATAATTTAGATGCACTTTATGCAGGAGTAAATATGAATCCAGATATTGATATTCCTGGCAAAGTTGCAGAACGTGACGAAGGACATATTGCTCCACATTTTGTTCATAATGGAGTTGACATTTGTCATCCTTTCGTGTATACTAAGAAGAACTGGATCATAAAACAATATTACGATAACGGCATCAAAGAGTTGTTAAATATTACTCGTAGTTGCGAAGGCGAGTTTGATAATTTAGATTATACTACATATAAGCCAGGCATGTTTGTACCACAGTGCGGAGAATGTTTTTGGTGTAAGGAACGACAATGGGGAATAGATAATGCATAAGAGTTGTACATTTTGTATGCATCCGTTTACAGGATTGGCTACAAGAGAAGATGGTGCTATCAAAGTATGCTGTCGCAGTCAACCTATTGGTTGGATACAAAAAGAAACTTTGGAAGAAGCATGGAACAACGATGCTATGAAAGAAGTGCGTAGACAAGTACTAAATGACGAACGTCCTGATGTATGTAAACCGTGCTTTGACCTTGAAGATCAGGGTGTACAGAGCTTACGACAGCGTCATACAGCAGGGGTAATACCTGAAGCTAGGGTCAACTTATACCCTGATGCATTAGACGCTTTAGACGACGATTACAGCATGCCTTTTGAGTTTCCTACAATGGAAATTAAGCTCAATAACTTGTGTAATTTAAAGTGTCGTATGTGTAATCCTTTGGACAGTACAAGCTGGAAAGATTGGGATCAAGTAACAGAATTTTACAAGAAAGAAAACAATTATCTTATACCAACTGTTGATGCACTAGTAGACAAACCAGGGCAATATATTGGACCGTTTGATAACTCAGATAACTGGTGGGCAAGTTTTGAAAAGCTACTACCGTTCTTTAGACGTGTAGAATTTGCAGGTGGTGAGCCGCTAATGGATCCATACCATTATAAGATACTAGATAAACTTGCAGAGTATGGTGACAACATAGAACTAAAGTACGCTACAAACGGTACTACGCTAGGTATTAAAGGCGGAAGAACAATACACGACTATTGGCCTAAGTTTAAAAGCATTGCTGTAAACGTAAGCATAGACGGCATACACGACACATATGAATACATTAGAGGCAATGGTAAGTTTGCTGAAATAGAAGAAAACATTAAAGTGTTTAAGAGCTTTCCTAATGTAAGTAGAGTAGTAGGTGCATTTACTGTACAAGCAAACAACATTATGCAAATAGACAAAGTAATTGATTACTTTATTAATACAATGGGAATTATATTTTATTCACATAGAGTAAATTATCCTATGTCGCTATCAGCACAAGTACTGCCGCCTGAACTAAAGGAACAAGTTATTGCTAAATTAGAAGCAATGAAAGAAACTGTGTTAGATTATCCTTTAGTAAAAGAACACGAGTTACTAAAGACAGTAACTCTACAACAAATACAAGACAACATAAATTTCTTAGAAGCAAAGTGTATGTACAAAACACATTGGCAAGACTGTATAGAGTTTAACAAGCGTTTAGATAAAACACGTAATCAAGACTTCCTTACATCTAACCCAGAGTTTGCTCCTTATGTATAGCGTAACAAGTCGCTGGGATCATCAAGACTCAGTTAAAGTAGAATGGAATATAGGCAAAAGGTGTAACTTAGATTGCACGTATTGTCCTGCCGAAATACACGATAATTTTAGTCCACATACCAATGTTAAGGTAATGTTAGATGCAGTTGATGCATTGTATGAAATAGGTAAGCCAGTTCGTGTAAGTCTTACAGGTGGCGAGCCTTGTGTGCATCCTAACATATTAGAAATTTGTGAACACATTAAACAAAGACTAGACTGGTTAAACATTACTACCAATGGTACATTATCTCCTTCATTCTATGACAAGCTACCAGTCGATCATTATGTGTTTAGTTTGCATGTTGAAGATGATAAAAACTGGGAACGCTGTGCTGAAAATGTGTTACTTTGGACACAACTAAATGACGCCAACACACAAATTCCTTTTCAAGTTAATTTAATGGCACACCATGCACACATGGATAGAGTAAAACGCTGTGCTACATTATTTGACAGTCATAACATACCTTATGTAGTTAGACGCATACGTTGGACTGAAGCAGAGAACCGTGATTGGTTTGATGATTTGAAATATGATTCTAAAGATTTAAAATGGTTATTAGACTCTGTTGCAACTGCTAAACCTAATGTTATTGTAAACGATCAAGAACTAATACATGCAAACGACTTGATAAAAACACACAGGAATCAATTCGAAGGTTGGAAATGTAATGCAGGATTAGAAAGCCTAATGATTAATTGGGACGGTGATGTTCATCGTGCTACGTGTAGAGTAGGCGGTAGTTTAGGAAACATATATCAAGGTGACTTTGAAATACCAGAACAAGCAATTATATGTACACGTAAATGGTGTACTTGTGCCGCAGATATTCCTCTTACAAAGGTTAAAGAATGATACAAACTACAGCAATAAATTTAACTAATCCTGAACCAATGATGGTTACTTGGGATCTAGGAAGACGTTGTAATTACGACTGTACTTACTGTGAAGCAAGTAGACATAACAATACTAGCCCACATGCTAAACTAGACAAGTTAAAAGATACATTTAATTTTATACAATCATATACTAACAAGTATGACTCACATAAGAAAAATCGTCAACATGTTAATATTGATTTCACAGGAGGAGAGCCTACTGTTAATCCACAGTTTTGGGATATAGTAAAATACATTAAAGAACACGAAGGTTATAATGTAGGACTTACTACAAACGGTACATGGCCTGAAAAAGACATTGATAAAATTGCTGAATACATTGACGGCATCACTATTAGCTGGCATGCTGAAGCACATCAAAAGTTAAAAGATAGAGTACTACAAAATGCACTAAAGGTAAAAGAACGTGGTATTTGGTTACAAATTAATGTTATGTTACATTGTGATTACTTTGAAGAAGCAAAAGAAGTATGTGCATTTTTTAAAGAACATGGTATTGCATATAACCCTGTTCCAATTGGAGATGGTACTGTTGCATTTAAAGGATGGTTCGAAGACTCCGATGGAGTTATGCGCAGAACAAGTCATGAGTATACTGAGGAACAACAAGAATGGTTTTGGAATGAAGTTGGTATAGTAGACAAAGCAAAACGTCCTACTGAAGGTACAGACGTTGGTCGCAAATGTTGTGGCGGGCGTTGCTTAGAAGGACTAGTTGAAGATAATTGGCAACCAGTAAAATTAGTTGAAAACAAATTTAAAGGTTGGAACTGTATGGTAGATTGGTTCTTCTTACATATAGATCAGGAAACAGGTGATGTGTATCACCACCAAACATGCCAAGCACGTAAAGACGGAACTATAGGTGCTATTGGCAATCTAAATAACAGTGAGAAAATTTTAAATGAAATAAACGTAAACAAAGCGATTGTTTGCCCCAACGCAAGATGTGGTTGCGGCATGTGTATTCCTAAAGCAAAAAACTTTGATGTTTTCAAACAAACCTGGAATACAATTACAACTGTTGAGTTATAAACTCATATTCAGGAAAAACTTTAATAAATGATTTTTTACGGCGTAAGTCGTATTCTTTCACAAATGCAACTAGTTCGTTTAAATTATTATTAGGAACAGATGCATGAGCTACGACTTGTTCAAAACGCTGTTGTGTTTCTTTTGAAAAGTGTTTAGCAATGTATTTTTGTTGCCTATGTAAATGACTCATCCATTCTTTAGGCATAACTGATGCACTCATAAAACTTGGATCTCTTACTGCACTAACACTAAGTGTTACATTTTTTATATCTTTAACATCTTCTAAAAATTTATCAAACGTTGTTACACTAAAAATATTATAAGCTGACATAATAGATAAATTCAAATCTTTTGCTACTCTGTCGCAGTTGGTTCTCCACTTGTTATAATCTAATCCATCTCTAACGTATTCTGCTTTAGCACCATATCCTTCACCACTAGTTGCAATTTCAATCTTTTTAACGCAAGACTTTGCATCAACTAAAAAGTTTATATGCTTGTTAAACAGTTTATCTGTAATTCCTAAATTACTGTTGATAATTACTGTAAGGTTTTTGTTTGGATTTTTTATAATATAGTTTATAAGTTTTTCAGTATGTCTACTCATTAAAGGCTCACCGCCTGTAATACGCAGTACACGTAATTTATTATATATAGTAGGCAAGTAATTCCAAAAGGCTTCTATGTAAGGATTATGATCTTTGTCTAATATTTGTTCTAAGTGTATTCCGTTATAGTTGTTAGGATAAGACTTTTGCTTTATTTCACTATGCCATTTGCTACTGTATTCAGGACCGCAATATGCACACGCAAAGTTACACACGTTTGAAAAGGATACTTCTAAATAAGTTGGATCGTAATCTTGATCCCATGCTGTGTTTTTAATTTTTAATAATTCTAACAAGCCATCTTTTTTACTCATTAGTACACGATCGCCTACGGTACCGTTAGACTCAGCATTCCAACAATAGTTACATTCACTAGGACATGTACCTTCAAGCATCTGCTTTCTAACTTGTTTTTTATGTTGTGTATTGTGTATTGCTGACGGATTGTTTTCTATTTCGTGCAGGGGTATTGTATGAGGATGTGGATGATGACAACTGTGTGTTTTGCCAATGCCGAGATGTATTGTACTGTTAGTCCATTTAGCAGTACACATGCTAGGACCAAGGGCTAGTTTAGTCAACATACTTTAGCATAATCCTATCATAATCTTTTTTATGTTCTGCTTTAGGCGCACATAGCCCACACCAGCAACTTTTCTTTTTACAGATAATAGTTGACGAATTAATATTATCCATAATAGATTTTGTATCTGACAAGTAACCTATCGGGCCTACCTCGCCATTATAGTTCATTTTACAATCTTTATTAGTAAACACTTCGCCTGTATTTTGTTTGATATATAAAAAGAATCTATCTACACTACAATTCCACCCTTTAAAATTATTACCTTTAATATAGTTAGTGCTATCACATGTATTTGTACACATTGTTTTGTTGCCGCAACATGCTCTGCCACTACTTGACAAATCTATTCCTTTTGCAATTAGACCACCTATTTTTTCTATTGTGCTTGGAACATGTCCAGTAAGAAATTGTGTTTGTTCTTTGCTGTAGTTAAAACGAAAGTCAAACATATCATGATCTATTTGACGCTTGTTATAAGATACTTCATTTTCTATACACCAGTATACCATGTCCATACAAGATTGCCAATGCTTAGGATGCATCATTATACTAACATGCAAAGGCTTACCTATCTTCTGTAAGTATAAGATATTATTACGCATCAGTAGTTGTTGTTTTTCTGTGCTTTCTGCATGAAAACTAACTGTAAAATAATCTACAAAATCTGTAATTCTATGCCATAACTTTTCTTTTACAACTGCATTAGTAATAGTGCTTATACTTATAGTCCAATCATAATATTGTTTTTTGTTCTGTGCATATTGTAATATGTTTATAATTTTAGGATGGAAAAAACTTTCACCACCAAAAATATTTAAATTAGCATGTTGTAGATGTTTAGGTTTTTGTTTTAGTTGCTCATTAGTATAATCAAAAATAAAATCAACTGTGTCTAAACTTGATGCTAAACTAGGATGTGGCAAACTGTTGTCATGTCCGTCTCCGCAATAACTACAATCAAGGTTACATTTTAATGTAGTTTCCCATTCAACAGAAAAGTAAGAATCGTTAGCTGGTTCTAATGTATTAAAGTCAGGCATGTTTTGCTATCACCGTTTCTTCACTGCATACACATAGTTGTCTATTACATATTAATGGCTCAATCACAGGACTATATGTTTGTGTAAAATTATCATCGTGTAAATTACCAAATAGTTTTTGTTGACAGTTTCCTGTAATTCTTCCATCTGGAAATATTTTTATAAAGTCTACACCTAAGTTACAAGTCCATCCTTGAAACTTATTTAAATTATTTGCAATTAAATAGTTGTCGTTGTTTACAGTAATAATGTTATCGTCTGAATGTATCTTTATGTTTCTAAGAGGTTTTTTATTAGTAGTATCAAACCATTCTTGTGTAGGATATTGTTTAATTACATTTTCAAAGTATGTTAGTTGCGTATCAGTATATCTATGTCGACCATTAAAATGAACTATTTTTGCAATAATAGGCCATTTGTTTTTACAGTGTGTTTTTAGATATTCAAGATTAGCCACACTTTGTTCAAAGTCATCTGGGTCTATTAAAACGTCAGCATTAACAAATATGCCTAAGTCATACAATGTATCGCATACTGTTATTAAATGATCAAGATTAGCAAACTCTCTGTGTACACTAACTTCAACATGGTCAAAATTCTTTGCATTGTTTTTCCACCAATTAAGTTTGCGAGTACCGTTTGTACTCATTTCAATAATAATATTATGTTTGCTTTTTAAATACTGACAAAGTTCTTCTAAGCCCTTCCATAATGTAGGCTCGCCGCCTACAATGTATAAGTTGCTTTTAGGCTTGCCATTGTTTTCATAATGTGTTAATAGATGTGATAAATTTTGTTTTACTATATCAACGTCTGGCCAACCTTGGTCGCCTTCGTTACTTCCTGGAAAACAATAATGACATTTATGGTTACAGGTGTTACCCGGCATATATTCAATACGCACCATATCAGGATCTTGATTGTTTTCAATACGATTAATCATAACAAGTGAGCAAGCTCTGGAAATACTTTGGCCGCATTTAAATTACGAATTGCATCTAATTTGTTTGTGTACTCTTTAAAGCCCGGAAGTAAATGACTGTTGTCTTGTGCATTCATATGATTCATTACAGCTTCCCAACGTTTCCAGCCATAAGGATTAACTTTCCAAAAGTCATCATCTTGTCTATAGTTGTTCCACAAGTAATCTTTAAAGTCCATAAAACGTTCTTTAACTTCTTGTTTGTCGTGTTCTGGTAGTATTTGTATACTAAGGAAAGTTGGAATATACAACAAGTGCATATTAACTAAGCCACCGCCCATTTGCACACCACCAGGCACTGTACCGCTATTTAATTTTTTAAATCCGCTTTCTAGTTTCCATTTCATAAAGTCTGGTAAATGCTTTACGTTGAATATTTGTATTGCTGTTGCTAAACTTGTTTGTATGTTGTCAGGTGTGTTGTCAAGCATATGCAAAGTTTTTTCTACAGTTTCAAAGTTTGTAGGAAAACGTATGTATTCATCACGTCCGTGACTAGCATCCATACTAATAGCAAACTTTACTTTTTTAAACTTTGACCATAACTCAATTAGATCTTCGTCTACTAATAGTCCATTTGAATTGTAACGTAACAATATTTTGTCTTGATAGCCTTGTCTAATAATTTCTTCAATAAACATTTTATGTTCTTTGATCATTAGAGGCTCACCGCCTGCAAAATATACTTGTTTTAGATTAGGTATCTGTGCATACATTTCTTCCCAGAACGTATCTTTTTCATGCCATTTATTATTGAACTCACTTTTATCCCATTGCATTTGTCTTTTAACATCAGGGTCTTGTAATACAGGAATAAGTTTTTTGTGATCTGCTACCCACTTACTGCTATCATGTGGACTACACATCACACATTTAATATTGCAAGTATGTCCTAAACGTAGATCTAAGTATACTAACTCTTCCGGTACTGTTCCGTCTGCTTGTGTTTGTTCAATCAAATAAGGAATGTCTACACCATCATCGTCTCTATGCCAGGTACCACTTTCCCATATACGCTTACTTACTACTCCTACTTTTTCTTCTTCAAAGCATTTAGTACAACTTGCAGGTATTTGTCCATTAAGCATAGTTGTACGTACACTTTTCATGTAGTCGTTATTCCATGCTTCCATTGGAGTTTCTCTGCCAAAGTTTGCTGGCTTACCATCCTCCATTTTAACAAGTCCAACTGTATGGTCTCCGCCAGCACCACTTGCATTAGACGAACAACATAAACGCATATCGCCATTAGGTCTAGTAGCAAAGTGTATCCAAGGTAGAACACAAAACGTAGGACTTTTTGCAACGCTTTCTAGTTCTCGTTGATACTTGCCTAGCTCACTGTCTTTATCGTTATACCACCATTTACTCATTGTTTAATCCCACTACTCTAATAAATTGATCTTTTGGTTTAGGTAATTCTTTTACTTTACCACATGTTCTTGCACATGTAATTAGCTTATTTTTGCCCCAGTAATCTTTCCACACTGTTTGCCAAGGTGTAGAATCAATTACTTGTTTTAAAGAAACTTCAAGTGCATTAGTATTACCTAAATTTTCTATTAAGTCTAGGTATTGTTCGTGCATGTGATTTCTTATTGGTGCTGTAACATCATTTGTTTTTGCATAGTTGTACGGTGTACTTGCTAAGAAACAACACGGAAATATTTTCTTATATGCATCAATGTATACTTCTTTAGTTTGCAACACATAGCAATCTATTTCTGCATTGTTTAAAATGTCTTTGTAATTAGCAACCATATCTTCTGTAATAAATGCAAGTTCACTACTGCTAGGTGGCTCCAAGTAATGTGTAGTTGCACCATTTTTATCGTATACAGGAAATTCTGGTGTTCCTATAAATCTACTACTATTCTTTTCAACAAATAAACTAAAGCCCATTTGCTCTGCAATAGTACGTGCTTCTTCTACTTGATGTTCGTTATGTTTAAATTTTATAAAGCACCATTCCGCTGTGCCGCCTGCTTCAATAAATGCTGTAGCATTTTGTAATATTTTTTTGTAACTAGTACCTATACGATATAATTTGTGTGTATCTTCTAATCCGTCAATAGCAAAAATAACGTTATGCGTTACAGGTAATGCTTTTGCAAGTCTTGCCCACCAGTCTGTGTTTCTTGCACTTCCGTTTGTGTGTATTCTAATATTTAAGTTAGGATTAACTGTTGCGGCATATTCAACCATTTCAATTAATTCATCATTAATAATAGGATCACCAAAGTTGCCACAGAAATAAAATCCTTTTAATTGATCCAACACTTCTTTTGTTAGTATATTTTGAAAGTCTTGTAATGTCCAGTCTTTGTTTTTGATAAGAGGGTTTTCTAATCCGCCGTGATAATTTCTACTACACATTGGACAACTTGCCTGACAGCGATTTGTAATTTCTAAATGTATATTTTCTAAGTCGCTAAAACTAAACATTCTTTTTACCTATCAACATATAACGATCGTATTTTGGTGTTTCTAAAACTCTACGCAAGTAGGGTTTAATATTACTTATTTTTGTAAAATTATCTAAATCTTTTGAGCATCGAACATGTTCTTCGTGTTTAAAATAGTTATTGCTTTGTAATACAATAACTGCATTGTCAGGTTGATTATCTAACCATTGATCGTACTGCTCTTGTGTTATGTGTTCACAACTTGTATTAATTACAACATCTGCTCCTGTAACGTATTTGCACATATCATGTGTAACTGCTTCAAATTTACCTTGCATTTCATAACGCTTGTTTACTGTGTTTGCTATATCTTCGCATACAGGGTCTATATCCACGCTTGTAACGTGTTCTACAGCTATATTAGAGTTAAAGAGTATACTTGCCAGCACTCCGTTCCAACCACCGTATATGACGATATTTAACGGTCTAACGGGTACAAATCCTACCAAGTTCTCAGCTAACCATACTTTGCTGTTTACTTGCCCTTTCCAAAAACTTTCAAGTGTGCGATAGCGATCATCACTGTTGCGAATAGCATCCATCCAAAATAATACGTCTTGTACATCAATCTTCATATTTTACCTTTGGAAGTTTTGAGTCAGCGGAACTAACACACGTTGGTGTGATGCATTTACGAGGTTTGTCAAATATTTTAAAGCCGTCCTCTAATGTACCAATTGGCTCATCTCGACAACTGTAACTACGCTTTACTTCATTACCACGAATAACAATACCTTGATAACCTGCATTGCAAGTCCAACCTTCAAACTTGTTAAAGCCGAATGCATTAAAGCGTTCTGCTTGATCTACGTAATACTTTTCGCCTTTGTCGTCTGTAAGCTCTACTTGTAGTAAAGGTATTATTCCTTTAAATGCTTCTGGAATTGTTTGTGGGAATCCGGTTTGCATTCTTGTGATTTGGTCTTCACTATATCCATGTACCACGTGGGAGGCGGTTGGATCGGACTGGGGCTTGAGAGTGACGTTAATACCTCTGGTGGCAAATCGTTCAAGCCTTTCGTAAAGATCTTCAAAAATTTCTGGAACCATAACTTGATTAATCGTAACATATACACCTGCTTTCATAAGCTGAAGACATTTGTCTCCAAACTCTTGTTCATTTGCAAACTCTGCATGATAGCTTGCTGTTATACTTCTACGTTGCAAAGTACTTGTTGACTCTATCCATCTGCTCCACCATTTGCTTCCAGGTGACAAGTTAGTTGTCATATGTATACTTTGGTATTCGGGTGTTGCATCACTGCAATAATGATCTATGATCTCCCCAAAGTATTTATACGCTGTAGGTTCGCCTCCTGAGAAACTAAAATGGAAATCTTTAAAGCCATTTGCACGAGCCTGTGCTTTGATACTATCTAGGGTCTTTAAGTACAATTCTAAATCCTGGTGGTCAGGGGTACTAGATCTAGCGTATGGCCAGCAATAAGAGCAGTTATAATTACAAAATCTAGCCAGGATCCACGAAACCGTGAAAAGATGGCTCTTTAGGAGAGTCTTCTGGCCAAATTCGGTAATATTATCCCATGGTATGTTTTGAAAATTGTTCATGTAACCAATCAAAGTCGTTTATTAGGCGAATATCAACGCCGCTAGAAAGCCCATACTCCCGGCCAGCAATAGCACCTTTAATAGCGTACTCGCCGAAGGGACGGTCTTCTCCCACTGTTGTCCAAACTCGTAATCTTTCATTTGTCTCATCCTCGTTTTGTCTGTCTATAGTTTTACTTGCTAGTTTGGTACATTCTCTAAATGCACCCTTCCATGCTTCAAACTCATTTGTATTAAATGCTGTAACATTAGATGTTTCAGGCATTGCTTTAAAATACTCACTAATACTTGTAGTCATGTCTGGCTTTGTTGTATCCATGTTTAGTGTAAGTTTACGTGGTAACAACTTCACTCCGCCATATCCGTATAGTAAATCATTTACTGGATTACGACTGCGCCACACATGTACAGTTTCTAAATCGTACTCATCTACTTTGTGATCAAATTTAAAACTATCTAATATTTTTGCATCTGCATCTACAACCCAAAACATTTTAGTAAAACATTTTTTAGCGGCGGCAATGTGTGCTTGGTGAATTCCTTTTACGCCATCAACACGCTTTGCTCTTGGAAACCTATATTTTACTAGTTCCCAATTTGCATCTGCATTAGGCTCATTATAACTTATGAATACGATGTCATACATTTATATATTATACAGCCTCTACTTGTTGTTGTCAATCATAAAATCACGCAAACTAAAGTTTGTACCTAACATATGATCTGTGCTTGCTTTTTTGTCGTTACTCCAAACTAATACTTCAGGATCTTCATATAAAAAATCACAGTCCTTACAATAATCTATACTATCAAAGTCTTTCATTTCATGTGCTTTGCGAAGGTTGTTGTATTCGTCTCCATACCATATTTCTTCTATAGTTTGTATTTGTGTATGTCCTAGTACACTTTTACTTTCGTTAGGTGGTCCCATTGTTTGACAGCAAGGAGTAACAGCACCTTTCAATCCAGCAATGCCGCCTGAGCGTATTGTAATCTCTGGAGCAAATGGTCTGCCACATGTTCTACGTTTACTAGGGTCACGCACATATAATGGTTGATAGTTGCCACTCCAATTGTGCATTTTCCATATGTACCCTACTGTGCCAGTAGGACCTATAAAGTTATTTCTATATTGATCAACTTCATATTCAATTTGATTGTTGTCTAGTATTAAATGGTAACTACTTATTTCGCACTTGCTATTAGTTTCTTTAATATACTGTTTTGCTTTTATAACATTTGTTTTTAGTAGTTCAAAATTATCAATTGCCATCCATTCTTTATACTTGTCTTTGTCGTAGCCTATACAACTAAATCTTGCAAAACTAAGTCCTGCATCAATACAGTCCTGCATAAAGTGTCCGCTAAAGAAACTTCCGTTGCTGTACATAAAACTAGGCAAGCCACGCTTAGTACATGCTTCAATGTAACGTGGTAAATCCTTTGCCATTGTTGGTTCACCTGAACCTTCTAAGTTAATCACAGGCTTACCTGGCAACTGATCTAATATATCTTCAAACATATCAAATGGCATCTTACGTGTCCAGTCTTTGCCACGTCCGGTAGTTTGTGGACACATTTGACATTTGTAATTACAGCCGCCAAATACTTCTACTACAGCTCTTTCTAAATTAGGTACGTTACTCATTGTCCCCACTTATCCCAAATCTCTGTAAGTAGATTAATATAATTTTCATCGTTGTGTCTAAAGTCATATTCTATTCTTTTGTTGTTATACTCAATACTATAAAAGTCTGTGTACTCTTTAAAAAATTCTTGTGCTTCTAAATCAGGTAAGTTTTGTATTTTACCAACTGGTGCATATCCTAGTGCTAGTTGTTCATCCTTAGGATCAACACCTTTTGACTCTAACCAACTTGTAAACTTATCGTCTGATGGTAGCTCATATCCTGTGCCAAAGTAAAAATTAAATTCACCGCTAATTACACGATGTTCAGAAATACCATCTGCTGTAACTACATCATCATTGTCAAGGTATGCTTCGTACCAAGTTTTACCTGTTTGTGCGTAATGCAAATATACCATACCGTCTTCAACGTCTTTAGTAAAATACTTTTTAAACTTTGGATCTAATTCGATGCGTTCTTGTATGCCTAGCAGATTATAGTAAAAGTAACCATTGCGATATCCGTCTGCTTCTATATCTGTTGTTTCGTACCATGCTTCAAGTTCGTGACAGCAATGGTTTAGATAACAAATTGCTAATCTAGTTTTTCCGTTAGCATTTGCTAATACACTACTAGGGTTCCATAGTTGGCCTTGTGCTGTTTCAAAATGATGATGTAGCACGTTTAATAATATTTGATTGTATCCATAACGTAATGCACCAAAGTTATCTTCAATTTTATAGTCTGAATAGTAGTTTATAGTTGCAATACTTCTATCTAAATCATCACAGATGTGTTCTAATGTTCTGTAGTTATTGTGCAATCCTAATAGACTAAAATTTTTTTGGAATATCTTTTTTTGATGGGTTTCAAGTAATCTATCAAATTGTGTTAGCCATACGTTTGCTAACTCAGTATCGTGTGGTTTGATATGAATATATTTCACTTCATCTTTAATGTTTCTAAACCCAAGCTCTATCATCAAATGCCTTTATAATTTGCTCTGCGTGTGCCGCTTGAGACTTTGGACCAGGGTGCATTTTATCTCTTGCACACTTGTCATCAATATTAGGAAAAGGATCTATAGTAATATCTGGATAAATTAATTGACATAATTCATTTAATGGATGATCCCAGGAGCATAAAATTAACTTTATATTATTTGCTGTTGCAATATCTCCTATCCAATTAATATATGTTATTGCTTGATTAACAAAAAAGTCTTCATCAAATGATGAATATATTTCATTTAACTTTTCAAAATCATTATGAGGATAATAAGGAATAATATTAATTAACTTTCCTTCTTTAGTTACATGTAGTTGACGGAACCATGCAGGCAATGTTACAACTGCATAATCAAAGTCTATTACTTTAGTGGCCGCGGCAAAAGTTCTAGTAGTTCTTTCTAATCCTGATCCACCAACTCCTAAATTTATAGGACTCATATGTAGTGTGTTGCTAACAATGTTAACAAACGTATCGTCATTGTGAATACCTTCACCAAATGTAAAACTACATCCAAAGAATCCTATTTTTTCTTTTTTAGAGTCTAAGTCCCATTCATTTCTAAATCCATACTTGTTAATGTAATATTTCCAATCAGTATTAGGATCTAGTATATCTTGTTCTGCTTGATTAATAGCTAACGTTTCATATGCTTTTGGTTTAACGAACGGTAGTTTTGTTTTTAAATTTTTAACTGATTTAGTAAGCACTTCGCCTACACCAAATGTTCTTAGGTACTCGAGCGACTTTACATTAGCCGGCGAGCTCATAAGATAAGGAAGAAACGCATTACCTCTAAGCATCTTTGAACTCAGGGTTTATAGCATATACATTAGTGCCTCTTACATCATCAATTTGTTTGCTTTTCCATTTAAATTGATTCCATAACATACTCTTGTCTTCTTGGTACATAAAGTCAATAACTGCTTGCCAACCACTAAACGGTATACCTGTATCAGCTTCTAATTTCTTGCCATACTTTGTAATCTTATCAGCGGCTTGCTCTTTTAATAATTCTGGCATAACTGTAATGCTGTAATAGTTTGGCGTAAACAATGGATTGATATGAAATCTATCAACCCAGTAATTTTCCATATGAAACCCACGCTGTGGATGAATTGCTTCCAGCGGCATTAGATCATTTTTATGTAATACTTCATGTAGCTCAGTTAGTCGGAAAATGTTTAGTACACTGACAGTTGGATGGAACCAATAATCTGCGGCTCCGCTTGCTCTAATCTTTTTAAGGTTTGCAAGTGTAACGTCCCATTTGCCTTTATATCTAATGTGTTCAAACGCATCGCCTGCGCCATCAATGCTAAGACTAAGGTGTACATATTTAAATTTCTTCCACCATTCTAAATAGTCATACTTTTTTTGACCAAGTGTTGTACCATTAGTACTATAACGCAATTCAACATCAAACTTTTCTTGTGCATCAAGAAGTTTAAGTATGCGTAAATGCTCAGGCATGATTAATGGTTCGCCGCCAGCAAAGTGTATTTCTTCCATTGAGTCAATATTGTTTTCAATATCGTCCCAAAATACATTTGCTTCAGTTAGGTCAATAAGTTTAGTTTCACTATATTTGTCTGCACCTGGATGTAATTTTTGAAAGTCGTTTGCCCACTGTGTACTAAACAAAGGTGAACAAGTTGTACATGCTAGGTTACAATAGTTGCTAAATCTAAAATCCCAGTATTTTAATTTAGGCTTAGGAAGTGTACCATCGTCTGCTGTTGTAGCAATAACATCTTTAGTTCTATCATACCATTTAGAATTTAATCCAGTACGCATAGTATTCATATTATTGGCTTGTTTATTTACACAACGCTCACATGCACTAGGTAACGGTTTTCCGTCTAGCATATCTTTACGCATTTTCTTAGCAAGATCACTATTCATAACTTCGTCTAGTGTTTGTGTTTTTACATTACCAAAACTATTTTCATCACGCAATGGTGTTTGACAACATGCAAATGACCTACCATCGTTAATAACATGTAAGTGCATCCAAGGTGCTACACAAAAGTTAGGACTGTTTTTTAGATCATTACTCATATTTCATCTCTTCAAATAGTAAATTAAACTTTCGCTTATTAGGTCTTTCAAAAAACTTTTCTTTATTCTTTTTTAAGTAAGGTTTTATAAATTCCATTTTATCTCTAATTTCGCTGTCTGTAAGCTCGTTTAATATTTTTAAATTATTACAAATCATTTCTGATGTCTTTGTAATACTAGATACTCTATCATAATCTTCATTAACTAAAAAGTTATTAGAAAAATATCCTTGATTTGTAATATAGTTAATTGTATTTAAGCACCCTAGCACCATAAAGGGGTGAGCTTTGGCTATTTGCAACCATATAAATTTTCCTGGTGCAAGTACATTAGTTTCGTCTAAATAATTTTCATCCATCATTGGCATCCAATTATCACTTACAATATTAATAAGGCTGTCTTCGTATATTGACTTATTAATATATTGATCATTTCCGTTGTGCCGCTTTTGATCAAATGTCATATCCATAATAATTGTTTTCTTAGAGAGATTTTTAACAAAATGTTTCTTAGTTTCAATAAACTCTTCGCCTTTAGATCTATCAGTTATTCTAAAATCTTTATAGTTATGATTAACATTTTCATATCCAATATTATAACTGTATTTTCCTAAGTTATCTAATCCGTGATATTTTAAATCAGATACAAAACACGTATTATGTAACGTTGCTTTGCCAGTAAACGCAGAATACAATCTTTTAGGGTTCCAGTTATCTATATCAAATTGTTCAGCTTTTAGTTTTTCTTTACCTGGCCACGCGGCAAAAGCATTATTAAATACCCATCTAAAATCTTCCATTGCATATCTTGCCTTTAGTGCAATTTGCATATAAATTTGATTCCAGTCTATACCAAATACATTCTTTGTGTTTAGTAAGTTTCTGTATGTTTGATTTATATCTCCTAGCACAACATATATTTGTTCACGTGGAATACCTGAACCGGTAAGATTATCTATTTTTTTACGCAACTTCCAAACATATCTATAATCGCTACTAATAGAAGGCATAAGCAATAACATCTTCATTTTGCCTTTACTAATACGTTTAATAGATTTGGTTGGAATATAATCTAATATATCTTCATCTTCTTTTAATGCATGTTGAGGATTTAATTCTAAAGGATAGAATAAATTATTACAATCTTCCTTGCCAGTGAATAACTGAAACGGAGATCCTAATGCTTTTATACAATTAAAAAAGTATGTATACTCATGTACTATTAAATGTGCATCAACTGCTTTAGGAATACGTTTAGTGTTTACACCATACTCCCAAAGTTTTGTTCCGTTAGGAATAGGTACGGTGTCGTCACCTAATGTATCGTAGTACAAATTAATCATACTTTGCTAAAGGCTCGTCTATATTTTTATTGTCAGGTTTTAATATCCAACCTTCTTTTTCTGCAAGTGCTTGTACTTCAATATCAGTACTAGGAATACTTTCAATCCAATCTGTTAATATTTTAGGAAACACATATATACTTTTGTTTCTGCGTACATCATACTGTTGATAGAATGTTTTAAAGTCACGCCATAATGTAGTAGGATTACTTGTACGTCTATGCGGAGCATCTACAGTTACTAAGTAATCTATCAAACGTTCAATACTTGCCTTTTCAAATTCGTGCCAGCCAATATCGTCTTTACGTTCTTGCCACCAAGTGTTTAGTTTGTTATGGCAATAGTCTTTGATATGATTAGGTAATGCTAACGGACTTTGGAAACTAGGAAAGCGCAATAAGTTTACACTAACTGTTGGTGTTCTACTTTGTGTAAGTTCTTTTAGTTTATACACTTCGTCTAAAAATTCTGTAATACTAAACAACGACAAGCTATTAATAGTCATCATAATATTAATATTGTTACAGTTACCTTCAGTAAGTAACCTTTTAGTATTTCTTAGCCACATGTCGTAATCTAAACCATCACGTATATATTCTGCTTGTTCACCAACTGCTTCGCAACTTGTATATAAATCAAAGTGCTTCATACCCTTTGTCTTATCAATTAACTTATCAATAATGCTATCTTTAGCAATTAGATTACTGTTAATAGCAAAACGCATATTAGTATCTTGTGCATTAAACCAATCAAACAATTTCCAAGTATTTCCACTCATTAAAGGTTCGCCACCTGTAACACGTAGTTCTTCTAAACTATCTGCTAGGCCGCTTTCCCACCATTTCCAAAATGCTTGTATGTACGGATTGTCTTCATCGTTGTCATATGGTGCCGCCCAACTACCGTCTTGATGAAAGGCGCCTGCGCCATCACTAACTAAATTTTCGTACGGGCCATTCTTCTTGATGTCTTTTGCCCATGTAGTTGAGAAACTTGCATTACAATAACTACATGCTAAGTTACAAGTTCTATCAAATGCAATCTCAAAAGTTTTAAGATTAGTATTTTCGTTTGCATCTGCTTCATATGCTTGTTGTAATTCTTCGTCAGAGTAGATAATACTTTTAAAAGTTCTGTCGCTAACAGCATCCTTTTTCATGTCTTCCATCTTCCAGCAATATTCACACTCGCGTGGACGCTCGCCTTTTTGCATCATACGGCGCATTTCTTTTTTATGCTTAGTATTATGAATTGCAGACGGATTGTCTTGTATTTCAATTAATGGAATTTGATGCGCAGGTGGATGATGACAACTAGCTGTTGTTCCACTACCTAACCATGTAGTAGCGTTATACCATTTGGCTCCGCAAAAACTTTTGCTTTTGCTATCTAGTACTCTATCTCTATACTGTTGTAGAGATTCATCAGGTTTTTTAGCCATTCCATTCCTCTAAATGTGTTATGTATTGTGGGAACGTTTCCACAAAGTTTTTATTTCTTCTCTTATCGTATGCATGTATGTATCTTACAAAGTCAGCTCTGTGTTCAGTTGCTGATTCTGTTGTACGCAAATAATCACATAACCTTTGTATTTGATCAAACTCCTCAAGATATATTCTAGCAAATTTGTCTTTTCTATAATATTTTAACCATGTTTCGCAAAACTTTTCAATAGTTTCTGCATATGGTATTCTTTCTTCTTTATCTAATAGTGTGCATTGTAAATGTGGTGGCCAATGCATTATGTTAACACTTAGTGGTATTCTGTTTACTTCAAAACTAGTGTTGTATGTTTTTCTAAAATCTATAACAGTCATTATAAAGTCAATGAATGTTGGCAAGCTAAGAATATTAACTGTTGTCATAATTGCAACTGACGACTTTGTTTCTTTTAATATTTTATCTACGTTGTCTAACCATTTTATATAGTCAAGTCCGTCACGAGCATATTCAGCCTGTGCGCCTGTGCTTTCTAAACTAGTGTATACATCAACCTTTACACCTACTTCAGCAAGTTGATTAACTTTTAAAATTAGTTTGTCAATTAGTTTATCTTCAACACACCCATTGGTGTTAATTGATATGTCTAAACCTTTGCGTGGGTTTTCAGTAAGATAATCTAATAACTTCCAAGTATCTTTTGACATAGTAGGTTCGCCACCTGTAATACGCAATACTTTTAAATGAGGTAGTGCATCAGGAAACCATTTCCAAAACGCTTCAACATATGGATTATGTTCTCTATTCTTGTAAGGCATTTTACCAGACTTTTCTAAATAGTCTAAATTATGTGAACCGTGTGTAGTTGGATACTCTCCGTTTTGTTTTATATCCTCCATCCATTTACTACTAATCTCAGGTGAACAATATGCACAAGCAAAATTACACGCATTACTAAATGAAACTTCTAAGTAACTTGGATACACATTGTCTTGCCAATTACTTTTAGCAATGTCTTCAAATTTATCCCAAGCCCAAGTATCACTTGTTTTATAATGCCTGTCACTAAAATAGTCTTTATCTAAATCTTCAATTTTCCAGCAATACCCACATTCACTTGGGCGGTTGCCTTCTAGCATCATTTTACGCATTTTCTTTTTGTGTCTACTATTATGTAATGCGGCTGGATCAGCTTCAATTTCATGCAACGGAATCTTATGTGGAGCAGGATGATGGCAACTGTGATTGTAACCATTCTGTAATAGTAGCGTAGTTTGTAACCATTTAGCCGTACAGAATGAACAACTTACATTGTTAATTTTCTCACGCTTTTCTTCTAGTATTTTTATACGCTGTTCGTTACTCATTTAGTCCTAATTATCCTTGGAGTGTTTTGATATACACTTTTAAAAAACTTACTTTGTTGTTCATCAAGAGGTGTAGTAGATATATCGGCACCTGTGCCTTTTAGTATCTCAGTTCCTAAATGAATAGATGTTTCAAGTGGATCTACATCTTTTACTTCTGTTTCCCAAAAGTTGTTTAGCCATTCAAAGTCACGTACATTAGCATAATCCCAAGGTGTACAATTTGTTAGATAACAGCCTTGCCTCGCACCTAGTATACTCCATATACCATGTCTAACATCTGCACCTACTTGACTCCAAATAAGCAAACGTTGATAATTCTGCCACCACACCTTACGAAGGTCATCTACTTTAGCACCTTGATCCAAAGACATCTTGACACCTTCTCGAAAGCCTGCTCTCCATGCCTGCCACGGTGTTGCATTAGTATAAGAAGTGCTGAAGTTATCATTAAACTGATAATACTTGTCATCAAAACAAAATTCTACTTTACCACGTTCATCGCCCTCTTCTGAGTGTTCGTGTGTTTTCATACTATGTACAAACTTACGTGTCCACATTTTTAATCCGCCGTTGCCGTACATTAGTCCGTTAACATGTAACTTGCCACACCAACTAAACACATGTTCTGCTGATAGTCCTAATGCTTCATAATCAACTACTTGATTTAAAAATTCTGGATCAACAATATTGTCTGCATCTACAGTAACAAAATATTCTGTTTCACTTAGGTCAGCACACGCTTTGTGTGCGGCATCTGAGCCTTCTACTCCATGTACACGTTTTGCCCACGGAATTTTACTACACAAGTCTGCATAGTTCTTTTCTGCATTAGGCTCATCATACGACAGAAATATAATATCTTGGTCTACAACTTTTATACTCATACTCTCACCACATGTTTATATTCTTCAAATACTTTACCACAAAATAAACTAACATCATTACTTTTGGCTACATTAACATCTTGATTCTCTAGTCTATATTCATCATTATACAATACATTATACAACTTTATTGTCATTGTGTCTAGTAAAATATTGGGGTCATTTTTCTTTGTTACATATATTAATTGGGTTTTATCCTTATAATATGCTGTAGACGTAAGTGTTTCCTGCATATGCTTAGAAAGTTTAATTGTCCAATATCCATTTTCTTGTATAATCATAAATGCATTTTTATGATCATCTGTATTGCTTATCTCTATTCTATGTATGCTTTTATCTACATCAAATTCTGTTAGGTCTCTGTGTTTAAATTTAATTTCAAACTTTTTGTCAGTTAACGAAGGAATGATAATATAATCGTTCATGTCTTTTGCACCAGTTGTAAACTGAGAGCAAGTTTCTGCATCAACTTCTATATACGGAGTTGAGTCGTCACATTCGTTCGTAGCTTTCCATATATGACCAGTATCTTCTTCAAAGTTTAAATAAAACGTTTGCTCCATTATAAGTTCTCCAGCAATTCGTCTGTGAGGAATTCATCTTCAACATAATGTAATACTCTTGTTTGTAAATGATTTCCTAATAACAATGTTCCGTCATCTCTATAATACTTTCCTATTGCTCTTGTCCATTTAGTAGGAATGTTGTACCAACCTTGTACCCTTGGCTTCATATGTGTAAAAGTAACATAGCTATTTGGATCTGTAATTTCTTTTTCGTTATCTAGTATTTTACTTGCTATTGCCGCGCATAAGTCAATACTACACCATTTTTGATATTCTTCTTTTGCATACTTGCCGTAAAATAACTGCCAGTTGTTAACAATAATTTCTAATAGATTATAAAACTCTTTTGCTACATCACCTTTTTTAAAGTAATGCAATGCACTATATAAGTTTGGTAGTTCATTAGCATCAAATGTTTTTCTATAAAATCTATTAGTTACAACTTCATCTCTGTATGTTCTAACATTACTAACAAAAAATAATTCACGCTTTGCAAGTTCTTCCCACCAGTGTGTGATATCAGTTAGTATTAGCATGTCTGCTTCTAATACAATAGTTTCATCATATGGACTAGCGTGATATACTTTCCATCTATTTTCTATTTTCCACTTAGACTCATCTGCATCGTCTGACCAAGGTATAGGTATTATTTGATCAAATACTTCTTTCCACTCGTTAGGAATATCATCATTAGTTATTAAACTAATTTTTTGATCTGTGTTATATCTATGTAAACTTTTAGCAAGTGCATATGCTTGTCTTACATAATCAGTTTTTTCATTGTTTTGTGCTAGTAAGCAAAATCCTCTATTCATCTGATAGTGCCTCGCTAATTGCCCTGTCTAAACTAAACTTGTTCATAATATGAATATTGCAATCTTTAATTGCACCTACATGATAATGACCCTTCCAATGTCGTTTGTCTAATAAGAAAGTATATTCTTCATCATCCATCTTCATTAAAATATCTGCGTCACTAGTAAACCATAATCTACCTGGTAAGGGCTTAGGCCATACTGTTCTTTGGTGTGCATTAAATATGTGTATAGCAATACTAAATGCAAAATCATTCCTATAAATTTTACTTGGAATTTGATATGTTAATCTGTAGAAGTGCCAGTTTTCTTTAATGTGTTTTATTAGTTCAAAAAAGTCTTCCATTGGTTTTGTCTTTTTAAAGTAAAAGACTGTAGCCCAAAACATGTCAACACTTCTATCGCTAATTTTATTAAACCTATGTTCGTCTGGTCTGTCCATGTTAACATCAGTTATGTAACGCCATATTAAAAAATCTTCGTTACTGTTAAATGCGTGATTGAGTAAATTATTGCCTATGATAAAATCAGTATCCATTACTATTGTTTCATCGAACGGAGTTATATCATAACTTAGGCTTCTATCAAAGTTACGCCATTCAAGATCACGTTTGCTCATTGTGCCGTCGCGGAATGTTCTCTTTTGATTACACTCTGCCCATTCAAGAGTGATAATATGATCTACATACTTTTCATAATAAGGATATTGGCTTTTTAAATAGTCAGCATTATCTGTAGCAATAGCTACGCCAATACCTAAATGCTTCTTTATTTTTCTTGCACAATATATTGCTTGTTTAACATAGTCGACAGTATTATTATTTTGTGCGAAAAGCAATACGCCTTTGCTCATAAATTAACTAACCCTTCTACTGTTCGATTCTTTTTGATTTCGTTAAACTTATCGTAGTACTCGTATGTTGTAGTAAAGTAAATATCAAGGATATCATCTAAGAATTTATTAATATCTTCTACTTCAATTGGGGTATCATTGTCGTCAATAAGCACTGCACTAGATTGATCTCTAGTTACTAGTGTTTGACAAAATGTAATTAAATCTCTGTTAACTGAAAACTTTCCACCATTTAAATAGTGAACACAGTTTTCTAAAAATTGTTCTCTTACAATTCTACGTTGATTATTCAACGTAACCATGTAGTTTGAGAACTCAAGTGCTTTTTCTAGTCTTTCATCCATACGACATCTCCAAGTATATTGTTATAGTATATACTCGAATTAACAGTTTGTCAAGTGTTATGTGATTCCTAGTTCGGTTACAACGCTACTATCTGGTTCTATTACGCTTACATATGAGCCCGATGGGCGTAATAAGTCAATACCTGCACCCATTGACCCGCCACCTGCAAATACCATTTCGTCTACTCCTGGTCCTGTACCAGTTTGATCGCCTGAGTCAACATCATTAAAGAAGAATCTAAATTGTAGTTCATCATAATTTACATTACGTTTTGCATAAACTTCTATGTAGTTTTCTGCATATTCTGCTTGACTACCATTCTTACGCATGATTAATGAGAACCCAGTAGTTAATTGGTAAAATCCTAATGCACTATCTACACCGCCACCATCAAGATCAGTTGCTCCGTCTCGATATGCGGCCGTACCTGTTCCTGTAGTATTGTTTCTTTTAAATTTGGTTATACCAGCGTTACCTAACATTGTACCCCAGTCAGTATCTTTAGCTGTAGAACCTGTTAAAAATTGTGATAAATGTATTTCGCCGCCGGCATTAAAAAAATGTCTAGCATGATCTGCGCCACTAGCAGTTACACGAGTCCCTGCACTATTAGTACATTCGTATCCGCCTTGAAATGAAACAGCAAGATCACAATATACTGAAGGATTCGAAGCAGTACCCCAACCTAAAGTTCTCTGTGAGTTAACTAACGCTCTAGTACCTGTAACTGTATAGTGCGAAGAATTTATGTTATTTTTGCCGTTTTGTATAGTTGTTAAACCCGACACCCAATCATTAATGCCAGTACCGTTGTTTGGTGTATTAATTGAAAATGTATCGCCTGAAATTCTAGTAACACTAGGTCCTGAAGCATCTGCGCCGATAATGTAACCGTCGGTTACTTCATTACCAATTATATCACCATTGGATTGATGTTGGTAACATTTGTTAATATCAGTTCTTAGTAGATTCCATTCAGCATTATCAATTAAATTGGCAGTGCCTCTTGATGAATATGTTTCTTTACTAGGAACTATTTGACCATAACCATCTGCGCCGGAACCTAATCCAAGCACATTGGTTGTGCCATTAACTAACGTGTTATAGTCACTACCGGATATAAAACCGCCAACTGTTGCCATAAATTAATCTCCTTCGTCAAGGCTTGATTGCGTAGAATAACTTGGTGAGTTTACAGTTACATAACTTCCTGTTGGTCTGAGTTGTTTGACAACACTTGTTAATGTGCCTCTAACAACTTCATCGTCATTAGGATCACCTTGGTCGTTGTCTAAGAATTCAATTCTAAATTGTATAGAATCTAAAGACGTTTCCTTACAATAGATAAAATATCTATTTTCTGCATAGTAATCAGCTTGTCCACGTCTTTGGAATATTTCTTGGAAACTTGATGAAAGATCAAAGTTACCAATTGCTTGTACTGTGCCGGCCGCGCCTGTTTTTGTAGTTGTTTCTTTAGCAAATTTTACTGTTCCCATGTTAGTTAAGATACTATTCCAATCTTGACCTTTTGGGGTATTGTCGCCTACTATTTCAGCTGACATATGTATTTCTCCACCTGCATTAAAAAATGCACGTCTTTCGTCAGCGTCAGCAAAGTTTACAGTAAACATATGAACTAGTTGCCCAGCCCATCCTGCAAATCGTGTACTAGTTGTAGCTGTTTCTAACGTAACTTGCGTTCCGTCAACTACATTAGCATTACCTTCAAGTATTGTTATGACTGCACTATATGAGTTAAACCCTTTTTCAGCATCACCGTCTACTGCATTAGCACCAATTTTTGACTCTTGATCAATTGCTAATAACGATGACAAACTACCAGTTTGATGTACATGCGCTCTGTTAATATCTTCTCTTAGAAGATTCATATGCTCCGCAGTTACTATTTCTCCAACAGCAACAGGAGCACTAACAAGTGCTTGTCCGTAACCTGAACCGCCAAAACCACTGCCAAGTAAGTTAGCAACTCTTGATTGTAACGAATTATAATTCGCGGCGGTTATGGACGTTTGATTATTTACAGACATATATTCTACTTCCTATAAAGTGCTAGTTTTATTTATACCTTTAAAACGCACTCAACTAATTTCTCTTCTTCAGCGTCATTAGTAACTAGTGCAACACCTACGATTGATGTAGTTGCTACTGTAGAACAAACACCATCTTCCCATGCATACACTGGTTGACCTTTTTTCACTGGGCCTTTTACTCTTACTGGAACACGACCTTTAAGACCAATTGCTTGCCCTTCTAAATCTTTGTTCATTAAGTACGCAGGAGCTTCTGATATAACACCAATACTAATACTACTTGTCTTAGCCGCTGTTGTTTCAGCATCTCCGCCTACACACATTGCTGTACCTACTGGATATTCTTTATCAGTAGTATATTTTTCTGCTAAGTCAGCATATTGAGCTTCAGTTGCAACACCTTGAAATTTATTTGCGTAAATATCGCCTGCGGCATCTCTAACTGCAATAGTATTTGCCGCGTCTGCTGTTGATGGATATTTTGCATTTGCTAATGGATTAACTGGATCGTATGCACCTACGTTTAACGATGAAGCTATACTTGCTAAACCAGTTACATTGTTTGCAAATACGTTTGGCCACGGATAATCTACAGAACCTAATGTTGATGTACCAACTACTGGCCCACCTGGTGCTGATTCTGTACCAACTTGGAACCCTGGAATAACTGCATCTGCAAATATTCTCATTGGGTTTAGTATAGTACCTAATGAATTTTTAGCACGGAATTCAATTTGTAATCCGTTTTCGTTTGCAATAACTGCTTTGTTGTCTAATTCAACTTTAAGTTTCAAGTCACCGTCATCGCCAACTTGTAAACCTGTGTCACTAAAACGTGCAAGTCCTGCAAAGTTTGCTGTTTGATTTTTTACATACTCACTGGCTGCCGCTCCGCCTAATTTCTCAGCATTTGTTGCTGTACCAACAATTCTCCAATCGCCTGATGTAACACCGCCGGAACTATTTAAAGTGTTCTTTAGTGTAATACCTTGACGTATTCTATCAAATCCTGGAATGTTACTATCAACATCAGCCGTATCAATTGTAAAGTCTTGTGAACTAGTAACAAATACTGTTTCATCATTTACAACTGCTGTGATAACGCCTCTTGTCGTACCACCTGTATCACGTAATGAGCGACTTACAATTTGTGTCTGGCCTGATCCTGCACTTTGGGGTCCGATAAGTACAAAGTCTCCGCCATTGTATGTATAAAGTTGCTCGTTATTTTGATCCCACCAAAAGTCACCTTCTTTAAGACCTGTTGGAACTGTTGTGCTAACTTCTGCGCCACCTGTTGTGCGCCATTTAATTCCGTCATAAAACTTTAATTTACTATTACCAGTGTCAAACCATATTTGACCTTGTATTTTACGTGGCGGCTCTGCCTGCCCTGCAAAGTTTTCTAGTAAGAAAACAAAGTTTTCGTTTTGTATCTCACCGTATCCAGCATAGTTTTTACCAACTAGCTTTAAATCGGTGGTTTGATCAATAGTCCCATCTTCAATTTTCCAAGATGTACTATTACTATATGTATCAATTGTATATGCCATTTAATGAACCCCTGTTACGACTAATTGTATTTATCTGCTTTTAGGTAATTGGTGTCGTACGCACCCAAACCCAGCTGTTCCCATTCACTACAAATTCCATAGTTGCCCGATTTGGCACTAGGCTTGCATCACCAGTAATTGGTGCAAAGTTAATATCCTGTAGCACCGACTCTAGCTGTGGCGTTGTGCTATCATCTGGATCTACATATACTGATATGTATGATTTACTTGCGCCTGCGCCAACATCAATACCAGTTACTTCTGTTCCTGAGTATGATACTGCATAAAGTCTTGCTACTGCTCCTGTTTCTTTCTCTGAAGCAGGATATAAAAAGTTTAGAACCCCTATAACATCTGTATATGGCCCACCGTCAACTGTAAAATCTGCGGACGGATTTGAAAAGCCTGTACAGTCAATAGTTGTTACTACTGGCTCTAAGTCTAATTGTGTATCTACATATCCTTTAGTAGCAACTGTATCTGCCGGATCTGCACCTACTGGAGATGCTACACCAACAATTTTTTGATTGTTAACTGTAATATTTCCCGTACTTCCAATTGCTAATGGTGCTGTTGAATTAATAGTGCTATCATTAATAGTAATGCTATCAACTGTTAATGTTTGCAACGTACCTACTCTAACAAGACCTTCAGCATATATAACACTGTCGTCTAATCTGTTTGCACTTAGTTTATTGACATTGTTAATTTTAAAACTGTTACCTTCAGTAATGTCTAAACTTTGGTTTGATGTCCAGTTGCCTGTTTCAACTTCCCAAGTAAAGTCTTTACTTCCTTCTGATGAAGCAATAATAATACCTGCTCCATCTACTTGTGCATCAGTACCTTGTGTACTGTCGTTTAATAGCCCAAGTTCTATATTTTTATCTTCAACTCTAAGAGTTGAAACATTCAAGTAAGTAGTTTCGCCGTTAACTTGTAAGTTGCCTTCAACCTCTAAGTTGCCTGAATATCTACCACTGCCAGTAACATCAAGTTCAACTGATGGTGTATCATTAAATATACCTACACGTTTTTCTGATGCATCAACATAAAATGCATTGTCTATAGTGTTACCACGTTTTGTTCTTATAGCAAAGTCTCTATCTGAACGCTGTGTTTCTAATACTGTTATTAATCCTGTTGCAACTTTTAAAACTGCATACTCTGTATCTGAAACACCAATTGATAATCCACTTGCATTTTTAATTTTTAAACTACCACTAGTTGACGTATCGCGGTCAGTTTTCATAAAGTTATCTGATGTAAACTGTTCTAGTGTGTTAACATCAATAAGTGAACTTGTACTTTCTGATGTTCCTCTAAAGAAAAAGTTTGCACTTACTGGATTGATACCTTCTTTAATTAACTGTCTTTTTGGATTTCTGTTATCATCTGGATCTACTGGAAACCCTGTAATGTTTATTTTTGGTCTAAACTGTGTTCTTGAAATAAGTCCTGATAAAGTACCATTTACATACATTGATAATACAGTTTGGTCTTGTCCATTTTCGTCAACAATAGTAAACGCTTCAAACCCTGTTTTACCTTGTGCCGCACTATAGTTTGGACCAACTAGTACAATATCTTCACCGTCAAAGAAATATAATTTGTTTTCTAAACTATCAACCCATAGGTCGCCTGTTACAAGATTAGGTTGTGTCTGTGAAATAACAGCACCACTAGCACTTCTAAAAGTAGTACCTGTGTATACCTTTAATCTTTGTTCAGCTGTATCATACCAAAGTTGACCTACAAGCGGTGCGCCTGGAGCACTTGTTTTTGCGAAGTTTTCCATTAGTTTAATAAAGTTTTCGTTTAAAAACTCACCAAACCCTTTATAGTTACGTCCTACTAAAGTAATGTCTGTAGATGTATTGTCAATTTGACCATCTACAAGATCTACAAGTAATTCACCGTTTGTTTTGTTTAGTTTATAGCTCATTTAATTATTCTCTTCCGGTATAGATGATATAGTTCATAGTTACTGTAGGAGGCATAATATCTAAAGGTTGCCCTACATCGTTTTGACTAATAATACCACCACTGTTTTGTAACTGTTGCCCTTGTCCAGTTGCAGTTGGAGCATCTACTATTGTAGCATTAGTATCAGTAGTTGGATCAATTCTATCTTGTACTGCATAAAATTGGTTGTTATCAGCATCTTTTAAACTGTGTAAGTGTTCTGGTACATTAGTAATATCAATAATTTTTGTTTCTGTACCCGATAACGCACCAATAATATCTGCGGCGCCTGCTGTAACAATGTTTGCACTTGTTCCGCCAATGTTATCAGCACCAAGTGGTATACGCCCTCTCATGTCAGGGACTTTAAAGTATCCTGCTGTTACTTGAGACTCAGCACCAAATTTAAATTTAATTGCATCAAATAATAATTGATAGTCTTCACGTTCTACTTCTTGACCATTACATAGTAGCCAACCTGCTGGCGCACTATCTCCACCATATGGCATCATTACGCCTGGCGGATTAATTGGAATTGTTTTTAATAAGTTTTGTTTAGTTACTCGTTTCAACCCTGGTGCCGCTCCTGACACTTGGTTAACTAGTAATTCATCACTGCCTAATACTTCAGTTATTGCAGTTTTGCTACCAATAAACGAGTTTGAAATTTCTGTACGGAATTTTTTCTGTAGTGGTTGTTCACCTGCTGGTAACGGATCGCCATTTGCATCTTCACCGTTATTAAAACTTGGATCTTGGAATGAGCCATCAAATTCTACAGGAACAATAGTAGCAACATCGCCTTCCATAATAAACGTAGTCTTATCTGTAAGTTTATCTGACTCTGTACTACGTCCTGTAATTGTACCACTAACATTACCTACTACGTTACCAGTAAATGTTGTAGCATACACATTTTTATATTTAACTGTAGCAGAACCAATATCTCTAATGTTATTATCGTCTGGTACAACATTAGTTGTTGTTAGCAAGTCTAGTAATTTAGTTGCTCCGCCAACATTTAATGTTTGTCTAATACCTGCGCCACCACGTACTTGTAATGCACCGTTGTTAATAGTAGAACTAGTTGTAGTATCGTTAACAATAACTTTACCACTCGACTGTATATTACCTACAACATCTAATGCTTCATCTGGTGCTTCTGTGTTAATACCAACACGTAAGTTTGAGTCAACACGTATAACAGTTCTTGTAGTATTTTCATTACGTACACGCAAGTCAATATTTGAACCGCCAACGTTATGTTGAAGAATACCTGCATTGCCTTCAACTCCTACTGTTAGCTCGCCGTTAATACCGTAGTTGATACCTTGGTTATTTTGAACATTTAACGGAAATAGTGTAGTACTTGTAGTGTCGCCTCTAAGGAAATCGGCAGCCGCAATAACTTCATTATTAACAATTAAACTTTCTGCTTTTTCAGCAGTACCAAAGAATTTAAAGTTACTTAGACCATCGGAGTCTGTATCTCTATTAATTAAGTTAAATCCAGGATTAATTTGAGCAAAGCCTGCAATAGTTGTTTTTGGAATAAAACTACTATCGGAACCATTTACAATACCAACTGTTGAACCTGCTACTTCTATTCTTAGAACTGTGTATAGTTTATTGTCTTGTCCAATAATTTGATCTGCTCTTGCACCTGTGGACAAGCCTTCTGAAAAGCTAGGTCCTACTAAGATCCAACCACCACCTGTAAACAAGTATAGTTGCTGGTTATCTGTGTCAACCCATAGGTCACCTGTTTGTGCTAGTGCTGGTGTTGAAATTGATTTTGTAATTCCACTTGCTGGAACCCAGTTAGTACCGTTATATACTTTTAAACTTTCAGAACCATTTGTATTATCATACCATGTTTGTCCTTCTGAAGGATTATCTGGTGCTGTTGTTGATGAAAAGTTTTCTAATAAATGTAAAAAGTTTTCTGCAATAGTTGCACCGTATGCTGTAGTGTTACGTCCTGGCAGTCCTAGCGATGTAGTACGGTTAATTGTACCATCTTCAACAGTAATTGTTCCGTTGTTTGCTTGGTCTGTGTAAGTAATCGTATATGACATTTATTACCCCTCGTTAAACCCTGTTAAACTTTGTACCCTTACAGTATAATCTATTTGAATTAATCTGTTTAACGACTTTTGAATTGGGTGGAAAATAACATGTGTTAGCAATCTTCCTTCTCCATCGGGGCTGTATGATCTAAGACCTAGTTCATCAAATACATAAAGACTATCTGTACCAGTTGACGTGTCAAACGCTTCTTGACCGTTTGGCTCACCGTAATCTAGTAGACAGGTTACTAAGATATCGGTATAGTTTGTACCACTGATATGTCTTGTTTCAATCTTATTTCTTGCAGGGTCTATATTATTAACACTTCTATCATCAACAACTTTTGTAAATGTTTTGTTGTACAAACTTGCATTTGTACCTGTTGAGTTTGGTGTTAGATATGTAATAATGCCAGTAGGATCAACACTAGTTCCTCCGTTTCCGAAGTTCATTTCGTGTACCCAGCCGTTACCTGCGTTACTCAAACTTTCTGCAAGTGCTATACTCATATTTTCATAATGTATAGCATTTCGCTTGTTAATAAGGATTTCACCAGTAGTTGGGTCACTAATTTTAATGTGCCCTTCTAAGAATGTTCCTTGTATGTCTTTAAATGTATCAGTCATTTTTATTTCCTGTCAATGTATTTATCGCGGTAGATCAATACTCTTTCCACGCAAGAACGTTGCTACCTCAGTTTCTGATGATCCTAGCGGTTTTGTTGCCCCTGTAGTTGAATCTATTACTTCGTTCCATATTTTACCAAGGCGTCTTACTATAGTTAGCTTAGTATTAGGCTCTGGCGGCTCAGTTAGGCGTACATACGCTCCAACATTTTTGTTTACAGCATATTGTGCTTCTAACCAAACATCGCCTGCTGGGCTAAATTGTCCTTTAGTAACATCATATGTTTTCAAAGGATTCTTTCTTAGACGTAATCCATTAGCAAATATTTCAATATCTTGTGCTTCCCAGTATTCATCTGGTATTCCACCACTAGCATATGGTGCTTTATACCAACCTGTTTGATTAGTTTCGTTCCATACTGTTGCACTAATTGGATTTGGTGTTGGTGCAAACGGTAATAGTACTTGTACATACCTAAGTGCTTTAGGTGCAACATAACTTGTTGCAGGTCTTAGTAACGGTACAGTTTCTACATCATTATAAACTACTAAGTCATATGCACCAACTGGCATGCCAACTGTTGTAAATGTAAATTGCGTTTCGTTTACATATGTAGTTGCTAAGTCTATTACTTCGCCTGCTGTGTTTTGCATACGTGCTTGTACAGTAGGTCTAAATCCTGTGCCGTTAACTGTTGCTAACTGTCCACCTAATGGAAATACTGTATTATTGTTAAAGTTATATGCAATACCATCAACTGTTATGCCGCCATCGTTATCATACTTGGTTGACATATCAACATAGTTGCCTGAGAAGTTAATAACAACTTCTTCTGTATCTTTGTATGGCATGCTTGTTTCTAAACTTTGGTTAACTAGCTCTGTACCGCTTGAATGTATTTGAGCAATACTTGTACCTGCTGTGCCTCGACGTAACTGTTTTAATACATTACCTTCTTTACGCAAGTATTCAATACGCTCTTTTCCAATAAACACAATACCAGGTTTTGATTTTGTTGGTGTAGGTAAATTACCGTTATCTTTGTCAATAACTGTAATAGTTCTATCATACCAATTTAAATCTTCTGCAAGTTGATAGAACCCGTCTTTATCAAGTCTCTTATAAACATTTTTGTTTAATATATCTTTAAACTGTCTCCATCCATACTTTATACTTACAGGTGGGTTAGAAAAATGTATTACATCAACTACATCGTCTTTGTAAACTGTAGTAATTAGTTTTATTGTTTTTTTGTTTTCAAGTAAAACGTAATCTGCTGTTGGAACTAACCATCTACCATTTAAACTTATCCAAACATAATCTGTACTAACTGCTTCTGATCTAAGATTAAACAATCCGTTAGTAAGCAATCTATATTCGTTATATCCTTCAGAGCCTACTGTCATTGCAGTACGCTGAACAATATCATAATTTTGTCTGTCAATTCCTTGACTATCATGGTTAGTAAACTGGTAAACTCTGATAGTTGAATTTTCTGCTGGAGCTTCATCAAAGTATACAACTGCTGGAGTACTATCGCCGCCTGCTGTGTCTACCCATTCATCACTAGAGTCATAATATCCAAATTGATATTCACCACTTGTTATAATGTGTACTTTTAGTTCATCTCCTGCAACTGCAACACCTCTGTTTAGTATAACTGTACTACCAGGTTGTGCATCTGCATTAACTGCTGGATTAAATGAACCAGCACCTTCATATGTCCATTCTTGTAAGAATTGTAACTTTCTTCCATTTAAGAATACTTCAATTTCATTACCTGAAACTGATGCAATTGGAACTTGCCAAACTTTTAATTTAAATTCTTGTTGACTTTCTTCAACTATAAACTGTTCACTATACCCTGCATTTAATACTTTATTATCTATCATTATAATAGTATGATAAGCAATAGGATCTTGTTGTAAAGGAACTTTGTTTAATTGGTATGCAATGCTACTACCATCTGCTGTAATTTCTTCTAATGACACTTTACTAAAGGATTCAATTGAATTATCAAATATAGCAAACTGTATTAACTTATCTGCAATTGGTGCTTGTACAAATCTAATAACACATCTGTTTGCTATTGCATAACTTTCGTCTGATTCTAATAATTGGAATGGTAATTCTTCTCCATTAACTGTTACATAAGCATGTACATTGTCTGAGTAATCAACGTTTGTTAAAAATTCTTGTGTGCTACCGTCTGTAGTAAACTCATCATAATCAAGAATATTATTACCACTAACACCCATACTAATAATATCAAGTTTATCATCTACTGCTGGTGCTACATAAAATATAATTTCACTATTTTTATAATCTATTTTATAAGTGTTAGTAGCAGGTACAGCACCATTAACTTTAAGTATTACACTTTCAAAACTATACGGACGTTGTCTAAGGTTAAACGTAGTTGTTACTCCATCGCCTGTATATGATGTAGTTTGTATTAAACTACTTCCGCCTACTGGACGTTCAAATACAGTAATGTCTAGTGTATCTAATACTTGCCCTGGAATTGTTTCTTCAGGTCCTGAACTTGTAGTTTCTGTAACAAAGCCGTCACCATCAATATTAATTTCTTCTGCTTTAATACCTTTTGCAGTTGTGTATGCAAGATCGCCACCACTAATATCAGTATCATAACTTTCTGAATCAATTAGTCTTGCACCATCTGAAGTAGATTTAATAATTTTTATTATTTGTGCTGGCGGATTATCTTGTCCATCTGTTTGAGTTTCTAAGAAGTTTCTATAACCGTTTTCGTTTTCAATTGTAAGTGTATCAACAATTCCGTCACCTACTAACGTTTCCATAAATGCATTTTTATTATTAACACTTGATGTACCGTCATACTCTTCATCATCAACTCTTATACCATTGATATAAACATTATATTTTACACCATTCTCTAATGGTTTAGAAAGAGTAAACACTAATGTTGATCCATCTGTTTGGAATAGTTCTTCCTCAAACAAATCATCATATATATCCCAAGCACCGTTATACCAATCGCCAGTGTCCCAACCTGGAGGTGATCCAAACTCAAAGCTCTTGACTTCTACACCACCATAATCAACTCCTGTCATTAATTGACTGATATCGTTTCCAATTTGACCACTTGTTGGATTATAGAACAAGTTAACTCTATCTTGTGCATCTAATAAATCAATTGCTTTTTTGTAAGTAACTTGAACTGTAAGTGTGTTGGCTGGTGGATTAACAAAACTAATTTTTCCGTAATTTAGTTTAGTATCTGCATCATATACGTTTTGATAACTATATTCACTGTTTAATACTAGTTCGCCATCTACAGTAACTTCAACAGTGTTAGTTCTCATGTCCATTGGCCATTTTAAAGTAAATTCAGTTTTAGATCCTGTAGCACTAAATGTTTCTAATTCATTTAACTGTGTAATAAAGAACGTGCCTGACACTCTATCAAATTTAATTTTAGTGTGCATTGTTCTTACTTTACTCTTACCTAACACAGCACTCAACCTTGCATCTCTGCCATTATCATTTTTTGCGCCGTTAATTGTAATTGTAGGACTTGTTAAATAATTGCTTCCAGAGTTTAGTACTTTAACACTACTAATTTTGCCACCTGGTCCTAGGCTTGCTTCTGCTTTAGCATTTCCTTCAATTTCAATTTTTGGTGCTGACACATATCCTTCTCCAGCATCACTAATTTCAATATCTATAATTTCATACGAAGCATTTTCTAACCAATATCTTTCTGGATAATTAGCAAAGCGATCGCCGCTATCACCTGTAAGCAGTCCGTTAATTAAACGTATGTTATTAGTTTCAATTGTAGTTGACGTATTGTCGTAACTTGGAGGGCTATCAAAATCAGTAATAACACTTGAACTACGTTCTACATTATCATATGTTGATAGGTACTCTCTAATTGTTGTTGTGTATGGTTTAACTTCTTGTATATAATCTTCGTAACTTTCAAGACTATCATTTTTAAATGTAACTCGTTGTGTTAAGTTACCAACATTATGTTTTGCTTTAACAAAACTTGTTTTAAATGCCCAGTCAACATAACCTTGTTCTGCAAACACATAGCGCAGTCCTGCAAAAAATAACTTATTATATTCATCTTGAAGATCGTCTGTTAAAATATCTTGCTTTAATGCTTGCATTATAATTCTTATTTCTTCAACTGGCTGACTGTCAAAGAACTGTGTATCAAATGTTTGAGTATCAAACCCTACTCTACTATTTTGTAAGTTGTACAAGTTTTGCGACAGTTGAATTGTGCCGTTTTGCTTACCAATAGTTTTATAGTTTACAGTATAGTCAGTAGTGTCAAGATCATTAATTTTTTCTAGCAGTAACCAACCAGCTCCGCCAATATTTAGAATTTTTACAACGTCTCCAAATTTGTCGTCTAGACTTTCTAATTCATAGCTCTGCGTAATTACATAATCAATTTCTGTAAAAGCATTATAACCAGTTGCATACCAATCTACATAATTCCAAAACTTTGTTACATCATATGCTTGACTGTTAATTCGAATCCAATTAGATGTAGTAGCATTTCTGTTGAATAATGCCCACTTACCATTGATTGCACTATCAGCCGTTACTAGTGCCGCAAACGGACGTACTGTTATAAATGTATTTGATCCGTAGTTGTTGCCTTGTTCTATTACAGTTGCAGTTGTAATTTTACCTAAATTATCTAATGTAAATTCAAATTCTGCACCGCTACCTGAACCTTCTATAGTATAAGACGGCGCAACTCTATATCCACGTCCAGGATTATTAATTTCTAATCTAACAATTTTTCCGTTTTCAACAACTGGTGTAATTTGAGCAGTTGTCGCTCGTGCAACACCAATAAATTGTAAATCTATTTCAGTGTCAACTGTAACATCAAACAATCCTAGTGTTTGACTTGGAGCAGGATCTGTATCTTGTAACTTGACTAAATTCTTTTCTTCTTCAATAAGATTATCTATAAAGACATTATTAACTCTTTCAACAAGTTGTTTTAATGCTTCAGTTCTATTAATAAACCAACCTTGTCTTGGTTTATTTAAAATACCATAACGTTCTCTCGGAGAAAGATTAGTATCAGGAACTGGTCTTGATTGTTTATCGTATCCAACTAAACTATCAATCCATTTATTTTCAATCTCTGCGTAAGGCACACTTGTACCTAATCCTTCTGTTAGTATTTGATATTGATTGTGTATATTACTACCTGGTTCACTAAATGTCCAATACTGTATACTCAAAACAACATCTTTATTGTTTACTAAATTTTTACAATTATGAATTGACATTTCACCATTGTCATAGAACGACACAAACTTGTAACCCGATCCGTTTGGATCTTCAATCAACGATGTAATAGTTTGTATACTCATTGATCTATTTTCTACATTAGGTGCATTAGTTTTACCTTTTACCCAGAAGTAATACAACTTATCAAATTTTTGTGCAATTTTATCATATATGCGTTTTTCAACATATCCATTATTGCCATATTTACTTGTACCAGTTATACCATTTCTTTCGCCTTCTGGCTGTGAAGATATCTTATCCCATTGTTCTGGAGTTACTGTACTTTCAACCCATTCATATACATCAATAGATCCACCTGGAGCAATTTTATTATTGTTATTTGTTTTATAAATTATACTTCCTTGAGTAGTATCATAAAACTTAGCATCTGTTAAATCCCACCAAACTTGACCAACTTGTTTTTCGCCCCAGTTTGTTAGCTCATTTATTCTTATATCTGTGTTAATACCAGTATTATATGTAGCTGGATCAAAGAATGTTTTATAACGTATTTCTTCATCAGCAGTCCCAGCAATTTTACCTTGTGATACTGCAATATAATCTAGATTAGTTACAATAACATTTTTTTCTTTGTCGTATAACATAACACGTTTGATTTTAGAAACATCAACAGGTAATGATGGAGTTCTATGTTCTTTCCAAACTTTGTTTGATATATCTTTATTAAAGTCTAATACAAGACCTTGTTTACCATCAGCATTATTAAACTTAGGTAATGACATATAAATGTGATTGTTTTGAGCAGTAATATTTCTGCCAAAGAATTTTGCGTCTGCAACATTATAATCTAATGTTTGACCAAAGACTAATGTATCATTAATTTTTTCATAAACATACACAACACCATTGCTTGCTATTTTGTTTTGGAATGTTGTAAATTTATTATCGAATGTTGTTGGAGATACAATTTCACTATCAGTATCTAGTAGATACTGTTTTCCTGGAGTTGTGCTTCCAGGATATAATCTGTTTTTAAATCCATCAAAGTTTGTAACGTCATCACTTGCGGAATTAAATGCACTTGCAAATAATGTGTTTCCGTCGAAGTCTAATTCTCCGCCAAAGTATTCACCTCTTATAGGATTTGCACTTACAAGTGTTTGTGATAATTCAAAAGTACTATTAACTTGTTTGTAAATATAAATTTTACCAGACTCAGCAATAGTAGTATCGCCATTAGGTGCACCTATTGCAATTAATTTTCCGTCTTGACTAATGCTAACTGTTTTTGCAAATTCTGTTCTATCAAACTCAATCCATTTATTAACATCTGAACCAATTTCAGTTCCACTTGTATGTGCTGTGACACATATGTATTCTCTTAGTACTTCAGTTACACTAGGATTGTAAACATCAACATCTGACTCTCCCCATAACACTATATCATTAACTGCATATGCTGTGTTAATTGCCCAGTTACCTTTGTATTCAGTATCGCCATATCGAGGATCAACTATTTCTTGTGATTTTTGATAGTTGTCATTTTGATTTCTATAAACAATTACTCTACTTGGCTCGTTAGCATACTTGGCAACAACTGCTAATACTTCGCCGTTGTCTGTTACATCAAACTCTTGTCCAAACTCAATTAAGTCTGTTGTAGATAATTGTAATGAACTGTCGTTTCCTGGAACGTATTGTGTGTCATTAGGTACATAACCTAAAAAGTCAACGCTTCTAATATTGTCATTAGTTGACAAGTTCCAATCTAGTATGTTAAATTGTGCTTCTGGATCGTCTGGAGTAGTTGGATTGCCTTGTACATTTGTTTTTGCTGTATAAAACTCACCGTCTAAGAATACAATGTCATTTACATAGTAATTTCTTTCAGGTGCAAATTCACCTTTGAATCTTTTATCTTTTGCAAGTTCCCAATTATATTCAATACCTTCTTCGTCAGTGCCTTTGTTTACAAAGAATATTTTACCAGGATTAGCAGTAGTTCCATTTCCTCGACAACCAATGAATGTTTTATACAAGTCATTGCGTTTTGCCATTTTAATTTTACTACCAATTCCTAATCCATTTATTGTTTCAGGGAATATAAATGATCCTACTGGAGTAAATGTAGATATACTTTCTCTTGCATATACTGTAAAGAATCCAAAGTTATCATAATCGTTAGCAACACCGTTAGCGTCCACAGGCAAACTAAATCTTTCTTTCCAATCAAAGTTAATTTGATCTGGAATATTTGGATTTGTTGGTAAGCCTAATATTTGTGTATCTTTATAGATAATATATTCTGCATCTATTATGTCTGATGCGGCATGGAAGTCAAAGTCTCCTCTTTCAACAGTATCTGGAACTGGGCTAACAACTCCGCCTAATCTAAATACGCAAAGTTTGCCAATGTTATATGTGTCATTGCCAAGTGCTGTTGCTTTAATATCACCTAATGTTCTTGTAACTCGATAAGTTAAATCTGGATCATTGGGATTACCTAGCATTTCAATATCAGAAGCTTCGCCGTACTTACTACCAAGTTGCCAAGTACCAACTACATTGCTTACAAAAATAGTAGCATAGATACTGTTTCTTTGATAAAATTCTACTTTAGCAGTTGCGCCTGTAACTCTATCTCTAACAAACTGTCCAACCTTTGGTTCAAATCTATTAAAGTTATCACCTTCTTCTAATTCAAAGTCAATGTAACCGTCCCATAATGCTACAAGTTCATGATCTTTATTAGTTTGTAAATGTGATAATCCAATTGTTGATATATCAACAAACGAACCATCTGCATATGCTGGTAGTCTATAAACTTCAACCCCTATAGTGTCGCCTACTGTAACACTATCTGTTAGTGTTTTAGGAGCTCGCATAACAAATAAATCACTTTCAAAAGGATCAAGCTGTCCGTATGCGCCTGGGGTACCTACATATGATAATGTTCTTATGTATGAGTGTTGGCTTGTTTCACCAGCAAATATGTCGTCATTTTTATTGTCAATAACATTTCCGCCTGTGCCACCTGAATCAGCTTTCCCTGCTGGTATAACATTGTATATTGCTAACGCTCTACCTTCGTCACTGTTAGTTGGGGCTACAGTATATTGATCATCTGTATCAAACCACCAATAGCCACCTAAGTCGTTACTAGTATCAACTGATTCTTCAACTGGCGCAACTCTTTGGAATTCGCCAACAAACTCGCCTGTTTCTAAAAACAGTGAACCTGATACTGGCCAAGTGCCTACTGAACCTGTTACATAAACTGTAGCTCTGCCGCCTTCTGAGTATGTATAAGAAACATATCCGCTTGCGCCTACTGTATCAACTTGTAATGTATCTCCAGGAATAGTACTAACACTATTAATATATAATACTGCATCAACTTTTTTAACTATTGGTAGACCTCTTTCTAAGAACTCTTCAGTAATAGTTGCAAAGGTACCATTGAATGGTTGTCTTGGAGTAGTTGGTGCGTCTTGGTTAGCACTTGTTGTTAAGTACCAATCCATAAATACTGTGTCACCCGGACCTGTAGCAACGTATGCATCTTTAGGTGCTCTAACAAGTATATGACCTGTTGTTTCGTCTGGTACATCTGTAAACGGATAATTACCTGCTAACAAACTGTTGAATACTATTTCGCCGGATGTGATATTGTTATCTTGAATAACTTCAATAATTGATCCAAAGCTACCAAACGGTTGTTCAGATTTTGCTCCATCAATGTCGACTACTGCTTCCCATAAGCTATCACCATATTTTACAACTTCAGTATTTTCATAATCTGCTGTTGTACTATAATTACCTTTAAATTTACTTTTTACTTGGCCTGCATCAGGAGAACCTGCTACTATATATTTGCCGTCTGCACTTATTGCAACGCCTTCACCAAATGACATTCCGCCTGATGATATATTATCTGCTGGTTCAATAAGTTGTGTAAATTGGAAGTTTTGATTTTGTCCACCTCTAGTGTATGTAAATATTTTTCCGTTACCATCAGCAGTTGGAGATGCTAATGCCATAGTAACATTTCTTCCATCAATTGCTAATGATTGTCCAAAGTTATTATTAACACCAGTATCTTCTGCTGGAATCTTTTGTAATAAATTAAACGGTTGTGTATTTTCTAATACTATCCAATCACCGTTTTCATCTTCGTCAATCCAAATACGTGTTCCTTTATCAACACCGTTTTGTGATAGTACGTTTGCACTTTGAAAGTCTGCTACTCTAACAGGAATAAACTTAGTTATAATTCCATTACATGAAATTATATCTTCGATAACTTCTTTAGTTTCAATTACAACCTGATTTAATGCAACAGCAAGTACTTTATAAAATCCTTCAACTGGCTCAGTAGTTTGTGTTGCTATTGGAAACGTACTGTCGTCTGTAGTTTTATCAGTAACTATTAAATCATATAAACCAATAATATCTCCAGCTTTAATATCTGTTGGAGCATTGCTTAGTGTTACCGTAGACTGATTAGCTTCGTCTGTTCCTGTTGAAATTGCAGTAGCGTTTCCTTTAACAGACAATGCTTTCCATTGTGTTGATTTATGTTGTAATACATTCCATGATTGCTTTTGTGTGCTTACCCATACATATGAATCTTTTGGTATAGAAGTAAACTGTTGATCTAGTATATCATTATATTTTCCTACTGATAACGATACATCATCTAAATGCACAAATCCAGGAGTTTTAGTAAAGTTTGGTACTTTATCTACTGTTGGCAGTACATTTGTCGTATAGTTATTAGGCTTTTTAAAGATTTCAAAATCTTTAATTCTATAAACTAAGTCAGTATTAGCAGTATCATCATTAGATAAATGTATTGGCTGTGGTTCAGCTCTATATTTTAATTCGTCTAATTCAATTTCAAGTTCATCAAAGCCTTCGCTTGCTCCGTATTGACCTTGTTTAATTGCCCATTCTTCGTAAAAGTCTAAACTTTCTTTGTCTGCACTGCTTAGTACATCAAATAATTTATCTAAACTATTACGTGTTCCTTTGTCTTGGATCATACCTTGATAGAACTTGTATTGACTTACTTCGTCATTAATAATATTTTCAAGATATTGACGTTTTTGATAACCAATTAAATGCTGTGCTAGTTGTTGTTGATCAACATCAAAATTATCTGTGTCTAAACTGTAAAAATCTGTAAACTGATTTGTCTTATATTCAAAGTTTGTAGTCATTGATGACTCTGGCTTACTTGAAAGTCTAGTCCAATGACTATCATCAAATGTTTCAGAACCTGCAATTTGAGCATTTGATGAATAGTAAAATTCTTTATACTTTATTAGTGCGCCAATATCATAATCAGTCCATTGTGCCCATTGTTTAACTTTTGCTTCGTTGTAAATAAATCCTGGAATATTTAAACTACCATCCCAATCTGAAGTTTTGTATCCTAATACTTTAATTCGTTCTTGTCTATAACCTGTACTTGGTTGATAAATTACATCACCAAATACACTTAGGTTATCTATTAGTATAATGTGTTCCTTTTGTACGATTGGAAGTCTAATTGCATATACACCGTCTGATGTATTTCTAGGCTGTACTTGTAACTTGTTAGGATCTGTTCTACTAATTCTTGTAAAGTTATCAGTTAGTTTAGTACCATCTGATTTTAGCAAACTGTATCCAAAGAAGTTATCAAAAATATTATCAACAACACTATATTCTGTGCTAAAGTTAATTTCATCAGCAACAGGGCTTAGAGATATAATTGCACCTTCTGCCCAATTTTGTGTACTCCAAAACATAAATTCGCGACAACTGTTTTTCCAGTCTGATATAACAGATTCGTCACCGTCATAATATTCAAAATTAAATCCTTCTAATTTTAAGAAACTTTGATAACCTAGTAAAAAGTCTACTACCTCTTGTATTGTTTTTAATTCTGTACCATAAGGCATTAACTCTACATTTCTTGTATCGAACTGATCTCTAAAGTATGCATCTGATCCGCCTGAAATAGGTATCTGTGGAATCTTAGCGAATTTCTCGGCATCAAAGTTTGCTGATGCTGTATGTGTTTTTATAACTTTATAGAATACATTCTGAAACTGTACATTTTTACCTTCAATATAAGTTTGTTGGGCTTGCCATTCAGTGTAAGGTTCGCTAACGCCACCTACATTAACATATACGTCTTTAGCGGTAGGCAATGCTCTATGGTATTTAAATGCTGGGGTTTCTTCGCTGTAACCTCTAACAATAAATCCGCCAGTTTGTTTTTCTATAATAACACCACTATAATTTACAAGTTTAATTGCACTACTGGTGTTTAATATAATATTATAGTTTTCTTCTGGTATAAAAACATTTCCTTTGTTTAAAGGAGTTCTACTATCAAGTATTAATTTAAATTTAGACTTATCAGTAAATCCACCTAATTTAAATCCAAGCATATTTTTTATACTTTGAATTCTAGTTCCATACTGTTTAAAGGAAGCAGTAATATTACTAGCCATATAATCTGCAACATAGTTTACTAGACCACTTGTAAGTACTTGTTTACTGTCATTAGGAGTATTAGGAAAAACAATCTTATCTAATGTTAAATGATCACCTGATTCAGTATAAATTAATTGTCCTAAAGTATTTCTAACTTGTCTTGATCTATCAAATCCTGCTGATAACAATGCCGGTGAATTGTTAATCATCCAACTAGTAAGTATTGCAAACGGATAATCTGAACTTCTTCTCCAGGCGCTTTCAACAGGACCATTGTCACCAAATACAAATGAATCATCAATACCAGTACTATCATAGTTAATTGGTAAGTTTGCATTTGAAGGACTTAGTAAGTTACCATCAATATCTACTGGCAAGTAATTATATAAACCTGCTCTTGCATATTTTTTATTAATAATAAAAGGTTTGTTAGGTTCTCTAATAATACCTTTTTCGATATCTTCCCATAGTAATTTATTTTCTGCTGTATACGGAGCAGGACCATATTGTTCTTCCCACCATGTAGGTTGAATTGAAAAGCCTAACATTTCCCAAGGATGTGTATGCGGGCGATCAGTATCATACATATAATTGTATGCACCTCTCCACCAACCTGGTAAAACTGTATTATTAGGTCCACGCATATTTTTATAGTTAAAACTAAACGAATCTAGTCTATTAAAGTATTTGTGTGTTGTATAATCTTCGTCTACCAATGTTAACCATTGTACAAAATCAGTAATCATTGGAGCATAAATTTGTTGTCTAGTAAATCCATTATCTCTAAAATTACCAGTAACGTAAGAATTAATATCTAATATACTAGCATCATATTTAATTTTAATATTATTAAATATTCTACGTTCTAATTCTAAAATTAAATTATCTCTAAAATCATCATATGCTTTAATAATACTACCATCGTGTCCTTGAATCATTGTCGGCGATGATGAATAAGTGTCGTCTGTATATAGAGCAGGTTCATATAATGGATACAAACCTAATTTAGTAGGAGTTGGTGGAATATAAGAACCGTTAGTAGTTTCATATTCATTAATTTCAATAATATCATTAAACTCTTTAGTTGCTGTAATTTTTAAATAACCATCACTATTAAAAGTATAATCTTTATTATGTACTAACTGATTTTCGTTTAAATAAACTGTTACTGCACTAGTGTTTAATTTTTCTAATGTAAATGCTGTATTAAGTGCAAAAAATTGTGCATCAACATCTTCAACAGTAATTCTTGTAGTAATACTAGGTCCGTGTGCAATCATATCACTAAAATAAAACGGCATGTTATTAGTTTTATCTTTAGTAATTTCTTTTATAATAATATCAACGTGTTGTTTTACTGGCCCTTCATATCCTAATGTTTCTGCTGTTTCTAAAAATAATCTTTTAAACTTACTATACTCTTTTCTAGAGTAGCGCATTGCATTAACTATGTTGCTTTCTCTATCAAGTAAGCTAAACATTGACAAGTTTAGTGGTGAACTATTTTTAATAAACTTACGACCATATTGACTTTGATTAGCAATGTCTCTCAAATTTCCTGGACCAGGGAATGTTCCTACATAGCCTGGAATATTTTCAGTAATAGTTGACACATGCTCTGTAACTTCGCCTAATGTAAATCCACTTACATTTTCATTTAATGGATTGCGCTCTAAGTTATGTGCAATTTCGTAATAACCGTTTTCGTTTTTAGGTGTGTCAGTACATGTTTTAATTATTATATTAGCATCAGATGCTATAGTATATAAAAAGTTAACTGATTTAATTTTATCAGCACTATCAACTAATGTATAATCTGTTCCTTCAATTTGAATCTTATCATTAACAAAAATTGTTGTTTTTAAATCTGTAATAAATGCTGACTGGTTATAACAATTAATAGGATATGTAATTCTTGTTCCATCATTAACATATTGTAATATAACTTCTTGCTTTGATAAGCTGTCAGCTTTTTCATATCTACCTACAACAGAATACTGATTGTTTGCATTAAACTTTCTTAGGTACCCTGATCTAGATTCTATTGAATATGTTTCATCATTAAGTTGATATTCAAAGTTATCACTATTGTAATCAAAGTTAAAAAGTATATCACCAACATTGTTTATACTTCTATATGTTAGCGGAAACCCTAATACACTATCTGCTGTTCCTGTACCTTCTTTGTAACCAAAGATTTTTGTACCTCTAAAAGTAGTTGCTGGATATTGTACTAAGTCTGAGAAACTATATCCATTAACATCAAACAAGTCAAATAATGGCGGTTGGTTTACTGATGTTTTTTCTTGCGCTCTATTCCATTTTGTTCCGTCATAATACCAAAGCGATCCTGCATATAATGTACCTTTTGTAACTAATACATTTTCATTTGGGGATGGCTCACTATCATCTGTTACTACTAATGATATTTGGCCTTGTGTTCCGGATCCTTTAAATTTAATAAATTTTACTTCAAATATTTTACCATTTACTAACGGGTCAGTATCTGCTAAGAACATAACTCGCATACCTTCTGAAAGTTGTTCCGAATCAATATTATATCCTAAACTACCTTCAATAGTACTAAATGCATCTGTTGTATAGTCGTCAATAAGATCAATAACTTGTTTAGATTTTGTACCAAAGTTATAAAGTTTTAATCCTGAATTAAATTCTATGATTGGTCTGTTAGCACGTTGTGTTTCGTCAATTTGTGTATCTAAACTATTAATACTTGCCGCTAATTCTATTACGTCTTTATGATACCATCTATTATATCTTGACCAAAAATTACCATCAGGGCTTGCACGATTAATTGTAATATAATCTTTATCACGTGGGTAACCCGTTGCAGTACCAAACGGTAATCTATCAAATCCTTCTTCGCCGTCAAATGGTACAACTAAATCAATACCTACTGGAAAACTAACTTCAACATCAATATCTGATACTAATTGTATTTTGTCACCAACTCCTTCAACATACCATTCACTGTTTTGATACTTTGCTGGTTGTACTTCTCCTTCAAATCTTACCTTTAATCCATTAGTAAGAGTCCATCCATCTCTTGACGTATACGATTTTTTACCAATAAGCTCTGCGTCTACATCAATTGTTGTTGCTTCTGAAGCATTTGCAACTTTTATAACGCCGCCAACATTAATATCGTTTTCAGCTACGTAAAATATCTCTGATGGTGCATCAGGTCCTAATACAAGTTCAATAGTTCCTGTTTCAACACTTTGCGCACTAATGCCGTCTGTAATTAAAAATTCTTCTTCTAATGTTCTTGCAGTTTTAAATGTAAGAGGCAGTCCCGGAGTGTTAACTTCAAATACGTATTTTACGCCTCTGTATAATTTTAATACAGGATTATTAGTAAGTCCATCTGGAGTAAACAAATAAGAATAGTCGCCTAATGCTTCTGCTAGATTTACAGTGTATGTACTAGTAATTTCTTTATCTTCGCCTGGTATTACAACTGTTTGCGGACCATTAGGTAACCAATAGTACTCACGGAAGTTTGTAAATTTATCCCAGTCAATGTGTGGTTGCCAAGTATAGAATTCCTGTTTATTATTTTTGCTATGATCATCTACAATACCAGAAAAGTTTGCAATTTGGTTCATGTAGTCACGATAATCAGCATAAAATTCTACATTATCTAAATCGTCTTTAATAACACTTACTGGCTCTAACTGATAGTCTCTTCTTTCAGCAGTAACATCGTCTACATAGTTGTCATCTTTTACAAATGCTTTTGCAGTTTTTCTTCCAACAAATCCATTTATTTTTTCTGCAACACCTGGTTGTATTAATTGATCAAGAGTTGATTGTAAAAACTTCTGGTTTTTATCAGTTCTAAAATACTTTGGAAGATGATATGAACTAGTACGCTTTTGGTTTCCGCCTACTGGCAATGGAAATTCATTTTGGTCTTTATCTTGTGCCATTAGTAACTGTAACCTCCGTTACTTGAACTGCTTGATGAGCTACTAGAACTACTAGAGCTACTAGAACTACTATTATTTGCTGTACTACTGTTTGTATTTGTAATATTTACAGCATTACTTACAACGGTTGTACTTTGTACACCCACGTTTGTTGTTGTTGCTTTAGAAACTATTGAACCTTGTGCTTTTAGTTTTGATGCTGTAATAGCATCGATAATATCAATGTTATCAACTATTGCACCACTAATAAAGATTTCGTCTGCTTCTGCTTTTATTTCATGTAATGATCCGTATGTTTGATCATCTTGTACAGGAACAATAACAAATGCTGATACATCTGGAGTTAACTGTGACATTACATAATTTGATAATTCTGAAAAGTAAAACGTTTCGCCAAAGTCCCAATTATCTAATGCAAAAAATTCGTTAATCGCATTTATAACTTTAGTTTTTATATCGTTGTCGTTAATAACTTTATCTGGATTTTTAACAATTTTAAATTTAGCTTGCAAGTCGTCGGCTGCCTCTTCTCCAAATAATACTTTGTATTTAACTGGGTGATAAATTATTTCATCTGTGAGTGATTTAATTTTGTTTAATTCTTGTCCATAGTCTATGAATAACTGATCTGAACTTTGTGGAAGTGGCTTAGTTGTAGCACCTTGTGTTAACCAAAGTCTAAATTCGTTATCGTAATTTCTTGTAAGCAAATACATGTCAACAATATTACTTGCACTTGGATCAATTCTTGATTCACTACCGGAAGCATGAATATATCTAAATTTAATATTATCTCTTCCAAGTCTTGCTTTATAATCTGTAGTCAATGTTAATTTTAATGCTGTTAAATCTAGTACTTCAAATATATCTTGATCTATATAATAGAAAATATCTCCATCATTATATTCACTAAATGGTTTTAAATTTGTTTTACTGTTTAGTACAATAATATTGTTATTAATATTATTAAAATAATTATAATCTTCAACTCCATCATTTGTAATATATTTTTTAAATATAATATACTTTGATGTTGTGTTAACTGTTGGAGCTACAATTTCATCAAACAAGTCAGCATCATCTACAATACCATCTTCATCGTCATCATAATAACTTACTTCTAATTTTTTACTGTCAACATAACCTTCTGCATCTTTATATGCATCAACAATTTCCCATTTAAAGTCTTGTGTAAATGGTGTTGGGTCTGATGTAGGGTCTTTAGGATTAATATTTAAAACTGTAACTGTATCTTTTACAATTTTGCCAGTTTTATTATTATAAATTTTATCATTTGAATCATAATAAAATCTTATTTCATTATCGCTTTCAAATACATAACGCATTGACCTAAATGTAATTGTATATGTTTCACCGTTGTTTTCAAATAACATTAACCAACTTGCATCAAGCTGTTGATTAGTAGTGTCGCCTGTTTTACCAGTTGAAAATTCTGATCCTATTGATAAGTTATTTTCTGTAACTAGTTTCCACTGTGCATCAATTTGATCAAAACGTAGACCAAATACTTTGTATGCAAAAATTTGATCGTATAATTGCTGTTTAACACCTGTAGATAAATCATTTGCAAGCGGAGGTTTAACTTCTGCTAGTACAGCATTTGTTGGTACAATTTCATTTAGTATTACAGCACCTTGTCCGTCTTCACGCTGTTCAAACCCTGTTCCGTTAATACTAATTACTTTAACCCATTTATAATAAGAGTCGCCAACAATTGATGTTGGGCCGCTAACTAACTTTCCGTTTTTGTCAAAATGGTCTGTACTAGTATCAGGATCGTTTGGATTAGTTTTTGCTACAAAGCCCGGTGACACAAATTTAATAAGTGTACCTTCAGTAACTAATCGTAAAATTGAACTTGTAAATGATCCTAGTGTCGACGGAACACTATCAACATTACTAAAGTACCCTGTTGTGTATTCTGTTTCTTTAGTTGTTTGTTGCCAGTTAATATTTAGGTCTCTAGTAAGAATTCTTGGAAACTTATCAAAGTAATAATTTCTTACTTTTGTATCTTGTAATATCGGAATAAGTGTATTTTCTACTGCACCTTCAACATCTGTTCTAGTTGTGAAAGTAAAAGATCTTATTTTATTTTGATATTCTTTATAAACAACACCATCATTACCGTATAAAGTTGTTTGGCTATATTTTCCTGTAGCATCAACTAAATCAAAATATCTACTAATGCCGCTCGATGTTCTATTAACACTTTTTGTTTTAACAATTTGTTGGTTAATTGATAACGGAGCAACTTGATAATCTTCACCAGTAATCATTCTATTTTGAGTATAGTATGTTGACGGTGCTCTTGATTTAATGTTGTCTGTTGATTCGCTAACTGAACTATTATCTACTGTATATTTTAAACTATAAACAATAGTAATTCTTTCTTCTCTACCTTTTTTAGAAAGATAAGGAATATTAACTGTAATATTTCTAAAGTCGTTTGGTCTAACTGTTACTCGCTGATTTATTCCTGTTCTAAAATAAATTTTAAAATTACCTTTAGGTAAATCACCAAAAGTACCATCACTAAATGTTAAACTAACTCTGTCGTCAACTCTAGTTAACGCACTGTAAATTTTTCTATTATTCTTTTGTACAGAATTGTAAATGATATTGTTGCCTTCTAAAGAATCAACTTTAGTCCATAGTTCTTGTTCAGCGCCTGTGCTGTCAAGATCATATAACCATACATCTGTATTATTAATGTTAGGTGTTTCAATTGCAACTGTTTGATTGCTTGAAGGATTAGTTATTGAAAATGTTCCATGGTCTAATATACCTTGGCGGAAGTGACTAAAAAATCCTGTATTATTACTAGAAGGGCCTTTGCCGTCATCTCTATATAGGAATGCAAAGTTGTTTCCTGGAAACGGAGCTTCTTCTAAAATTGTAGTTGTTACGTCAGTAGATACAACTTCAAATTTTGTAGCTCTACCATCAATAACTTTATTGAAACTGTATGTAGGAACATTATCATTTATACTGTTAAATCGATATTGTTCTGTACTAATACCAGATATAGTTTCTTTTTTATTTGGTCTGCCGTATGTACCGTTTACAGGTAACGCTGTATTCATTACTTTTATAAACTGCTCATACCAATTAGTGTTAGCTGGGTCATTCCATACAATAGTTTGATTCTCTAAATTTGTACCATTGCTATCAACAATTTCTTCTGATGTTCTAACACTGTCTATTTTTAAAAGACCGTTTGCAACTTGATTACGCTTTGGATTGTATGAAAGTAAACGTGCTAAACGCAATACGCTTTCTCTACGTTCTGCTAATTCAAGATAGTTTTCACGAGCGTTTAGATCAATACGGAAGCTAATATTTTGTCCAAGGAAGGCTATTAGATCTATTAACGCTAGATATTCACTTGACTCAACGTAGTCGTTAAAATCTTCGGGATAGTTTTCCCTTAGATATTGTATCATTGTTCTTCGTAAATTATCAAAGTCATAACTTTGAAAATCAGCATTACGGAAAGACTGGTAAACTCGCTTCCAATCTTGTGTCTGTAATAACCTGTTTTGTCTATCTGTAGAGGACATTAGCGTTTCCTTGTTTATACTAATATTTAGCAGATATTAAAAAGTGCGTATATTATTGTAGGAAGCCTGCGTTCTCATCAAACTTGAACTGAAGCTTCTCAACAATACTGTATGTAAGGTATGCTAATTCACATTCAACAAGGATACCACTTTCATAAGAATCAACAGTTATTTGATTAACTTGTACTCTAGGATCGTAGTTTACAATTCTAGATACATTTTGTATAATTGCGTTTTTAACGTCTTCAGTTAATGGTTCAAATAGAATGTCCCATATAATAGTGCCAAATTCAGGATCTGACAGTTTTTCGCCTTGTCTAATATGAAAATGATTAATAATGTCTTGTTTAATTAAAGCAATATCGTATAATACATGAGAATTTAAATCAGAGTTTACTGTACTAAATCCTTTATATGTAGGACCGCTATCAGCAATCTGATCTGCATTGTTATTAGATTTAACTTTAATTTCTTTGTATAAACTTTTTTCTAAACTGCTCATATCGTATTTACCTTAGGTTTGCTTTATAAACGTGTCTGGAATCTTAGGAAATTCTGATGCTTCATCTGTTGTACCGTTATCAAAAAGTCCTTGTCTTGGGTCTTCTTCTTCCAGCTCAATATTCTTTGCTTGTGTTTCTTCTGGTAAGAAGTTTTCAGGATCAAGGTTTTCGTGGTCTCTCCAAGGCTCATGTGCCGGAATACGAACTGGAACTTTAGCTTTACCCGCTTTATCAGCACTAGTAGAACTATTCATAAATATTTTTCCTTTGGTAGTTTCTTTGTGGTCACCACCAGCATTAATATTAGTATCACCTACTGCGGCAAGTTTGCCGTCAACATCTGCTAATATATTCCAATTTCCAACTGCGTGGATATATGTGTCTACTCCACTAGTTATGTTAACATCTTTTTTTGCTTCAAAATTAATGTTTCTATCAGCATAAAAATTAATGTCTTGTTCTGAACGCATACTAATACTATCTTTAGCATAGATATCAATTTTACCATTTGCTGACATTTCAATCCAACTATTTCCACTACCATGTGAAATATAAATTAGATCTTCTGTATTATGCATTAAGATTTGATGACCATTTCTAGTCTTTAATCTCATTAAATCACTTGCAGGATATAAATCGTCCCCGTCTGTTTCTTTAGCATCTACGTTAGCGTATTCCATTTTTCCAGCAACGCCTTTTTCTCCCCTAGCTGGTTTCTTTCTTACTAATGTAGGATCGCCATCGTCCATTACAAAACTTGAACCGCCTAATCTATTAAACGGTCTATTAACTTGTTTGCCTGGTTTACCATAAGAATGTGTTGGACCTTTCATATCTAATGGTCCAGGTGAGCTCCATCCAAATACATGACTAGGTGCTTCTCGTCTTGCACTTGAAGTATTTGTTCCTCTGATGTGATCTTTGTCAAGACCTGCGGCTTCTAAACGATCTTTTTCTACAGTATTAACTGGCTTTAAAAATTTAGTAGGATCTCCGCCTTCGCCTTTTTCTTGTAACTTGTTATATTCGCCAACTGGCAAAGCTACACTTGTATCGTCTTTATTAAATGTTGTAGACGCATTTCCTGGAGTCATAAAGTTAGTGCCTGTATCTGGAATACATGCAATCCAATATGCTCTTGAAAAATCACCTTCTGGCATTAAAACAATTACTCTAGAACCAATGTCTGGAGGTACTGCCCAAAAACCATAACTTTTTTGTGTATCTGCATAGCCGTCGTTTTTAGACATTCCACTAGCAGGAGTACTTCCAAAAAACGGACTAGCATAGTGACATTGTACATAGTCAACTAAGTTACCACTGTTAGAGCGTTTTGTTAGTTCAACTTCTACACCACCCATCATTGTTGTGTCAAGATGATTTACTACAACGCCAATGTAAATGCCTGGGTCGTTTTTATCTTGGGTTTTTGTTCTAGTATCAGTACTCATGTTGTGTCATCTAATCCATCTGCTTTTGGTTCTATTAAGTGTTTGCTTAGACCTTTACCAATTGCTTTACCAGCTTTGGTATCCATTAACGCTCCTGCAATAGCACTAAGTGTTAGATCCTGGTTACGTTTTCTCATTAGTTTTAGTGTTTGTGTAAACATTCCGTCTTTGAAATTGTTTTCTACTAAAATTACTTGATATACTCCGCTGAACATTGCAATTGGCAAAAAGCCTCCTAGTGGATATTTTACAAAACCAGACTCGTCATCATAATCAATTGGTGTTCTAAAGTTTAACACTACGTGTATTTCGCCATCAATTGGATTCATTGATCCGTCAATTGTAATTGCATTGTTTGCTGGATTAGCTAATCCTACATAATTACCCATTCCTGCATCAGCTAGAAAATAAGGATCACCATGTATTGTTAAATCAACACCAATCATATCATTATCACTATGTATAACCATATTGTTTAGGTTTCTAGCAAGACTAGTTAATGCGCCTTCTTTTGCACCGCCACCTTTTGCTGGTTTGTCAGCACCGGAAATATTTTTAATTGGTGCCGCACCGTCTGCGCCAGCAGGACTCAATGCAACTGCACTTTCAGTTGTTGTTGCAGTTTCTCTATCACCTTTTGCCCATTGCGATACTGTTGCAAATAAACTATCTTGTTGTCTTTGACCTCTATTAGCTTGCACTCCTGTAAAGAATGCCATGTTAAAGTTTAGATCAAAGTCTATAATATCTGTATTTTGTCCAGTGTATATATAATTGTATGATTTTATAGCTTTAGCTTGTCTTGTAAATGTAGCCAACACACTAGATCTAGGTGCGGCAATATTTGATACATCAACTTCGTAAGGTACTACTCTGTATACATAAATTTTAGGATCTGATCCTGTTGATAACGAATTAAAGAAACTTGTTCCGTTATAAACTTGTGTTTCAATTCGTACCCAAGGAACACGACCAAATGCATCTGGCGTTGCTTCAGCAAACTTGGCACCGTATTGACTGAGTATTACAATTTCTTCAATCATATCTTGTATTTTAGTTCCTGCAGGAAAAGAAAAAGTTCTAGATTCTGTATCGTATGTAAGTTTACCTCTTGTAAACGTACCAGGTTTTTCTTTGCTTTCTATAAAAGAAGCTTCTTGGAACGGACCGTCGCCTGCATCTTTAGGATCATCAACTATAGCACTATTGCCAATATCATTCCACCCAGTATCAGCGTCAGCTTTTAATGTTGCTCCAAGTGCTGATTGAGTTGTACTTGCTTTTATTTCGCCTTGTGCTTTAGCAACTGCACCTGCATCAAACTCTCCTGTTTTATCTCCAACAATACCTTCGTATATTGCTTGTAGGCCAGTTCCTAATTTAGATGTAGCAGAGTTTATAGTTGATGCAAAGGTTCCTCCTATTGAATCTAAAATTCCTGATTTTGGAAAACTAATTATATACTGATCTGCGGCAGGTATTTGATCTGCTTGTTGCTGTCTTGAAAGCTGTTCGTTAATTTTAGCAGTTAAACTTTCTGCACCTTTTTGTAATGCATCTCCTACAGTAGGACCTTTAAATGTAATATCTTGTACAGATTTTTGAACAGTGTCGGTACTTGCTATATCGTTATATGCAACTGCTTTAACATCGTATTCTGCACCACTTGCAGTTACTCTCATTTGTGCATGAACAATTTTTATTGGAAAATGTCGTTGACTAAAAATTGGAGCCTTTACATTTTCATTATCGTCATAACCTTTAAATGCAACACTCAACAAAAACGGTGCTTCAATATAATTTGAATGTCCTGCAACAAGAGCGGCTGTTCTAAGATTATGTAAAAACTGCCCCATACTGTATGGTTCAATAACTTTGAAGTTGATGCTAAGTGCATTAGACAATCGTGTTCCTGGATTTGGTGAGCAATGATTTTTTAGTTCAACGTCTTCAATAAAAAATTCTACTTTGCCGTCTGTTTCGTAAATTGTAGGAACTTTGTTTCCGCCTGTTCCGCCGCTTCGAATTATTTTAATTAATGGTCCAAGTGTTCTATAACTTAGAGGAAAATTTAATTCCATGTTTGTTAAACAACCTAAAGTAAAATTATAATTGTAACTTGCAAATTGATCTAACTCATTTCGATAAGGAGGAAATCCTCTACCTAACAAAGATAATGCACCACTTAGTGTAGGATTTTTAACTAGTTCAGCAATTTGACTGCCTTTTTGTGTAAGGTCTACAATAGGAGACACTGCTTCTCCTACTACTCCAGAAACTACTCCACTAGCAATGCCACCTGCACCTACAACAATATTACTAGCTGTTGATACTGTATTTGTTACCGAGGTAGCAACCGCAGAAGCACCTTTGGTAATTATTGAGCCATTGTTGGGATTCGTTGCCACATTACACTCCTAGTTGCTGTGCTAAGTTGTCGCCTTTTGGAAGATAAATTTTTACACCTGCTACTAAATCGTATACTGGATCTTTTATAACATCCATATTTCGTTGTGCAAACACCCACCATAACTTTTCTGACCCATATAAGTCATATGCTAATAAGTCAGGTCGATATGTATATTGTGTTTGTACAGTATATAACACATCATCAGCTTCTGCTGGAACAGGTCTGATTGCTAATATATCTAAATACTGATTTTGTATCATTGTAGTTCTGTTGTACGGACTTGTTGATTCATATTGTGCCATTAGATGAATCCTTTTCCGTCAATAACATACTGTCCGTTAACAAATGCATCAAGACTAAAGTTTGTAACACTCTTTCTACTGTATGTTGGTTGTACAACAATTGATATTGAACTACGAGTTGGAACCCAAGTGCCATTGTCGCCAATCCCTACTTGAATGTAATCAACATCGTTTGGTAATTCAATTGTAAACATCTGTACTACTACTGGCACATCTTTAAAAATATAATCTCCGTAACCGTTTAATTTTACAACTGGTGGCGGAGCACCTTGATTACTAGTTGCACCATATGCCATTTTTGTTATTGAACGTAAATAGTGCGTTGCCGCTACCCAATACTGTGCTTCTTTTTCGTTTTCAATAAAAAAGTCGCCAATTAATGTCATTGCACTCACTTGTGAGTTCTGATATGCAGGAAACACATAATTACTATGTGTAGGGTGTAATGCATTGTAATTTGCACTATGTTCTAGAATAATTTGAGGAGTATATGGAAACATGAATCCGTTAGTTTCAAGTAGTGGGATAAGCATTTTACTAGATTTATAGTTTTGCGGTACAGACAAGCGAACACGCCAGTCTTTATCAATTTCAGAACCCCATCTAGCATCAACAAATCCAGTACCGGCAGACGGAGCGGCTCCAGGTAACAAACCAATGGATCTTAGAGCTTTACCAAATCCTGTATCAGCGATTGCATTAGTAACTTTTTGTCCTACGTTGCTAGGGATATTTGAAATAGACTCGCCTATGTCCATTGCACTGCCCTGTAGCTTTTCTAAACTACTTTGTGGATCTTGTTGCGCCATATAGTTTCTCCTTATAGTATTATTTAGTTGACTTTATTAACAGAGTATATTATAATGTATATATTAACTTCGGAGATCATATGAGAAAAGTAAATTATCTAAACAACAAGGATATATTAAAAGAGATACACAAGTCGAAAAGCAAATTTTGCAGTTTTATTGAAAACGACTACAATCAATTTGATATAATCCTGCCAAGCATTGATAAAATCAACATTAGAACCATTGCTGAAGCAAAAAGAAACAAAGCAAAGCGTCTAAGTGTTGCTGATTACGATGCACGTAAGGCCGCTGGACAAAAAGTAAAACAAGCAGAATGTGAAGTAAACTACAAATCTATTACAAAAGAAGAGCTAATCTTCCGTATTATGACGTTTGATCATATTCCAGAAGAACCTGGACGTAAAAAGAACCCAAAAACTATAGCCGACACTAAAGTTAAGTTAAATTTTCCTCCATTCCAACATTATAAGTTTGATGATAATGGTGATCTCCAATTAGTTGGCAAAAGTCATTGGGAAGGTGGTATGGAAAACGGCCACTTTTCAAAGAGTCATGCAAAGGCAACAGACAAACTTGCTATGATGTGGATGAAGTTATGTGATAGATATGCAACAAGAGGCAATGTACGTGGATACACTTACAATGACGAAATGCGTGGACAAGCAATTCTACAGTTAGCACAAATTGGTCTACAGTTTGACGAATCAAAATCTAATAACCCCTTTGCTTACTACACTGCCGCTGTTACTAATAGTTTTGTACGTGTTATTAATTTAGAAAAACGCAATCAAAATATTAGAGATGACATTTTAGAAATGAACAATATGAATCCTAGTTATACAAGACAACACCAAGGTGAATGGGAAGCCGCACAAAAACGTGAAACTGACGCTACCAAAAAGTCTTGACTTATAGTATAAAAGCATGTATAATATAGACACTAACTATGGAGAAATCATTTGTTTAAAAAAGCGGCAGTATTCACCGACATACACTTTGGATTAAAAGGAAACAGCAGAGTCCATAATGACGACTGCGAAGAATTCGTAGATTGGTTTATTGAACAAGCAAAAGCCAACGGTTGTGAGACTGGTATCTTCTGCGGCGACTGGCATCATAATAGAAATAGTTTAAATTTAACTACAATGGATGCAACTATTCGTTGCCTTGAAAAACTTGGCGAAGCATTTGATAATTTCTACATGTTTGTAGGAAATCACGACTTATATTATAAAGATAAACGAGATGTAAGCTCTACTATTTTTGGTAGACACATTCCTGGTATTACATTAATTGATGAAATATACACACAAGATGATGTATCGTTAGTACCTTGGTTAGTTGGCGATGAATGGAAAAAGATAGAAAAAATAAAGTCTAAGTACATATTTGGTCATTTTGAATTACCTAGCTTTTATATGAACGCTATGGTACAAATGCCCGATCACGGAGACTTACGGCCTTCACACTTTAAGCATCAAGAGTACGTGTTTAGTGGACACTTCCACAAACGCCAGGTGCAAGGTAAAGTACATTATATTGGAAATGCATTTCCACACAACTATGCAGACGCATGGGATGATGACCGTGGTATGATGATATTAGACCGCGAGAACGATGCAGAACCTGTATATATTAACTGGCCTAACTGTCCTAAGTACAGAACTATTAAACTTAGTCAACTGATTGACGAAACTGATAAAATTATTAAACCTAAAATGTATCTGCGTGTTACATTAGATTTACCTATTAGTTACGAAGAAGCACAGTTTATTAAAGAAACATTTATTCAAAATCACGAATGTAGAGAAATTACACTAATTCCGCAAAAGCAAGTTGAAGAAATAACAACCGAAGTTGATATTTCGCATTTTGAAAGTGTAGATCAAATTGTAACTAAAGAAATTGCCGCTATTGAGAGTGACAGTTTTAATAAGAAAACACTATTGGACATTTATAACGAGCTATGATAAAAATTAAAGACCTTACAGTAAGAAACTTTATGAGTGTGGGTAATCAAACCCAAGCAGTTGATTTTAATAAAGATAATCTTACACTAGTACTCGGCGAAAACTTAGACCAAGGCGGTGACGACAGCGGATCACGTAACGGTACTGGTAAAACTACAATTATCAATGCGCTCTCATATGCATTATACGGCAAAGCACTTACAAATATTAGAGCAAATAACTTGATTAATAAAACCAACAGCAAAGGTATGTTGGTTACATTACACTTTGAAAAAGATGGTCAAGACTATAGAGTCGAACGAGGACGTTCTCCTAATGTATTAAAGTTTTATATTAATAATCAAGAACAAGAATTAACTGATGAGTCACAAGGTGACAGTCGAAGAACACAAGAATTTATTAGTGATCTGTTAGGTATGAGTCATGATATGTTTAAGCATATTGTTGCACTAAACACATATTCTGAACCGTTCTTGTCAATGCGACAAAACGATCAACGTGCTATTATTGAACAATTACTAGGTATTACTATCCTAAGTGAAAAAGCTGATACATTAAAAGAGCAAGTTAAAAAGACCAAAGACGAAATAAACGCTGAAACTGCTCGCATAGATGCTGTACAAAAAGCAAATTCGCATATTGAAGAAACTATTAAAAGTTTATCAGTAAAACAAAGTGCATGGAATAATAAAAAACAACAAGATGTATTATCATTACAAAAAGCTGTTGAAGAATTAGAACATTTAAACATTGATTCTGAACTAGATTTACATGAAAAACTACAAAATTGGACTGAACATAACAATGCTATTTTGGCTCTTAGAAAAGAATTAAGTACATTAGAGCCTGCACTATTACGTGCTGACAACAGTGTTAAAAAGGCGTCTAAAGATATCGCAGATTTAGAAGATGCTGTATGTTATACATGCGGGCAAGAGCTACACGCAGACAAAAAAGCAGAGATTGCAGAACGCAAAAACAAAGAATTTGAAGATGCTGTTGCATATCAAAGTGAAATTTCAAACAAAGTAAAAGACGTTACAAAAGGTCTTGATGAGATTGGCGACATTAATGGTAAACCTACTACATTCTATGAAACTGCTAAAGAAGCATATGATCATAGACAAAATGTTGAACAACTTCAACAAGCATTAGATAATAAATTAAAAGATGAAGATCCTTATACTGCACAAATTGATGATCTAAACAATAGTGCAATACAAGAAATTAGTTGGGATCAAGTTAATGAATTAACTAGTTTGCGTGAGCATCAAGACTTCTTACAAAGATTGCTTACAAACAAAGATAGTTTTATTCGTAAGAAAATTATTGATCAAAACTTAGCATATCTAAACAATCGTTTATCATATTACTTAGACAAATTAGGATTACCGCATCAGGTACAATTCCAAAATGATTTAAATGTTGAGATTACACAACTAGGACAAGACTTAGACTTTGATAACTTGTCAAGAGGAGAACGTAACAGACTTATATTAGGGTTATCGTTTGCATTTAGAGATGTTTGGGAAAGTTTATATCAAAATATCAACTTGTTGTTTATTGACGAACTTATTGATAGTGGTATGGACACCGCAGGTGTAGAAGGCGCACTAAGTGTTTTAAAGAAAATGACAAGAGAACGTGATAAAAATATTTTCCTAATTTCACATAAAGATGAACTTGTTGGTAGAGTTAATCATATTTTAAAAGTTGTAAAAGAAAACGGATTTACTAATTACGAAAACGATGTTGAAGTGGTAGAATAAATGTTAAGACTTGGTGTTAGGGGAAGTAAACTTGCACTAGCATATGCAGACCGTGTATGTAAAGAACTTTCCTGTGATACGCAAATAGAAGTTATACAAACAGATGGAGATTTAAATCCTGACACTCCTATACACGAAATAGGCGGCAAGGGTGTGTTTTGTAATGCACTAGAATATGCATTAACACAAGGATTGATTGACGTTGCTGTACACAGTTTAAAAGACATGCCAGGAGACATTGAACATCCTGACTTAGAAATTAGTGCTGTATTAGAACGTAATGAATCATATGATGTTTTGTTAGGTAGTGTGTTTGATGGATTTATATTAGGTACTAGTAGTCCAAGACGCAAAGCACAACTTGAGAGTTTATATAGTAATTTAAATGTACAAATAAAACCTATTAGAGGTAATATAGACACTCGTATAAAAAAACTTGACAACAAGGAATATGATGCTATAGTATTAGCACAAGCTGGACTTCAAGCACTTGGTATAGACAGAATCAGTACACGATTACCTATTATACCAGCTGTAGGACAAGGCATTATTGCATTACAAACTGTTAAAGGTAGTAAAGCAAGTAGTATTGTTAAAGAAGTAAATCACGATTTAACATTTAGGCAAGCACAATTAGAAAGAGCATTATTAAAAGGCATAGGCGGAGATTGCACTACAAAAGTAGCGGCTCACGCAACAGGCAACAATCCAATCAAACTAGAAGCAGTGTATTATGATTAAAGACGATACACACGATAAATTAACTAAGGCATACATGGCTTACTTTAAGGCTAACGAAAAGTTTGAAGCAAGAAATAGTGTAAGAACACACAGAGAAAGCAGAAGATGGTTACGAGAAATACGCATACTTGCAAAAGAGCGTATGGACGAAATACATACAAAGCACAATACCAAAACCAAAGGCAATAATTCATAGGCTCATATAAGTATACTCATGCAGTGGACTTATAAAGGTAAAAAAGTAGATAGTATTCCAGACGAGTATGAAGGATTTGTTTATCTAATAACAAATAAAAAAACTGGGCAAAAATACGTAGGCAAAAAACTAGCAAAATTTAAAACTACTAAGCCACCACTCAAAGGCAAAAAAAATAAGCGTAGAGGTTACAAAGAAAGCGACTGGAAGACTTACTATGGTAGCTCTGACAGACTAAACGCAGATGTAGCAGAACTAGGCGAAAAGCATTTTACAAGAGAAATACTATACCTATGTAAAGGTAGGGGCGAAATGTCCTACATAGAGGCACGAGAGCAGTTTGACAGGCGAGTACTTGAAACAGATGAATACTATAATGGTATTATTAATGTTAGAGTAGGCGGATCAGACAAGCTAAAGCAGGCATTGCTAGAACATCATATCAAGGCAAAACATTCCAACACATAAGGTTGGCGGGCCAGTTTGAAAATACCGCTGTGGAAAAAGCTCTCGTATAGAAGCACACGTACATATTGATTGACACACCAGAGTGTGGAAGCCACCAAACAAATTGGGCTCACTAGTTGATATAG